AGCATTACAGATAAGCATATTTCTAATACGTTTATAAGAAGACTCATCACCTGTGAACAACTGAGCCAACTTAGTAGCAGTATTAACAACGGCTTTAGTCTTAGCATCTTTCATACGCTTAACATCTTCAATGCTATGTAAGTAAAACCGAATATTAGTAGATTTCTCAACATCTTCCGGTTTATTAGCAACAGTAGAAGTAAGTAGAGCAAGACGCCAAAGAATATAATCTTGCGGCTTAATAGGAGTCATGTACATATACAGATTCTCTTCATGAACCGCAGTACCTTCACCAAAGAGCATAGCATCAAAGATAGCTTTCTCTAATTTATTCGGAGCAACCTCAGTATTAATACTGTTCTTTTTAGCCCAATCAAGAATAGCATCACGTTTAACAGGATCGTTAAGAGAAAATTCCCAACCAGTTTCAAGCTCATAACCTTGAGCGGGAACTTCAACAGTTGAGTTTTTAAGATGCTTCAAAACGAGGTCTTGAAAGTTTACATTGCGACTATCAGCAGAAGCTCCAATGATCGTAGGAAGTATAGAAGCCATTTCAGCAGTTTTACTAGATAGAGTAAGAACTGCTTTAATGCTTGGACCGAAAATAGTATTGAAAGCACCAATACTTTTCTGATTCACGACTTGAAACATAGTCGGATTCAGCTTTAAAGCTAAGGTTATTTTGCGTGAGTATATCATATAGTTTATACTTTAGTAAGTTTATACTTTACAATAATCGTAATGTACGCTTATTCAAAAATCATTTCAGCCCAGAAAGAAGTAGTACCATTAAGCATATTAATACCTTGAGAAGATATAACTTCATAGGTAGCAATATCCTCACGTGTACTTAACATCTTATTGTAAGCACCCCATTCTTTAGGAAGAGGAGTAATACCTTGGTAAATACCATATAAGTATTCACGGCCTTCTTCACAAACAAGTTGGATATTAGGTTCACCTGAAGTATTATCAACAGAGTGATCCAAGAATACCATAGTGTATGAAGTAACAGGGAAACCTCCATACATACGACCGTTCTTACGATCCATCTCAGCACGAGAACCGCTATCGAACAAGTCAACAACTTTAACTGAAACGGTAGCTCCAGAGTAATGCTTATATTGATTAAAGTAAGCACCATAACTCAAAATACCACCACGACTTTGAATCTCCTCTGCACCAAGTTTATCGAAGTAACCATTACCAATAGCTTCATTCTTGATACATTGTTGGAACATCTTAGAACCACCTTTACCGGTATAAAGAACGATATTTTTATTACTCAAATCAATATCGTTACGAACTTCAAAGATACGAGAAAGAATCATATCAATAAGCTCGATAGTCATAAATGAGTATTCGAAGTAGTTGCCGAATGCGATAAGAATATCACGAACACCAGCACCACGAGGAATAGGTTTGTTTGAATGTTTTTCTTGATTGTGAATAACACCGTTAATATCACGGTTGTAAGCAGAGAACCACAAATCCTCTTCTAACAAACGTCTACGCATGAACTCGAACTGACGCATTTCATAAGGCATCCAAAGAGTACCTTTAGAACCATCATCATAATCAAGTTCAAACTCGGTTACGATATTAGCAATGTTACCAGTAATAATTTTGGAGAATCTATGGAAACCAAATTGATTAGTCATTTCACTCCAAGATTCAGCAGTAGAACGAGAACCAGTAGATAATTCACCGGCAATCGTAGGAGCACCCATACCCCAATATTTACCTCTCTCAAAATTGCTGAGATCAATAAACTCATCAGGATTACCACCAAGGATAATCATTTCATAGATATATCCACCGGAAGCAGTCTGCTCACCATCGGTCTGCATACGAACCATGTGCTTTCCGTCAGGAGTAATAGCAGAATACTGATAAGGAATCCAGTTATCTTGGAACTCCGCTTTGAAAGACATAAACCCTTTACCGGGGGTTTGAGTAGGCGTAATCAAACGCACAATCGGGGAAGTGACAGTAGGTTTCCCCATAATCTTCCACTTATACTGAGTATCACCAGCATTAATAGGTTTCTTACGAGAGATATTCCCTTGACCTTCTGTAAGAGAAAGAAGAGGGAATTGATTACTGTTCCTACCCCAAAGATAAGTAAGAGACTTATTCAAATCGACAGCACCAAGAACATTAAAGTTCAATAGCATATCGGCATCAGAGTAAACCTCTTTGGAATACTGTTTTTTTCCAATTTCTCTAAGCATAGTTACGATAATTATTTATTTGAATCAATAATACCACCCGGAACAATAGGACGTCTATTAGAATTAACTTTAGTACCGCCACCTTGAGTGGATACCTTAACTTTAGGTTTACCACTAGAAGTAATGTTCAAACGACGAACAGCTTCTTGTCGTATAGATGCAGCAGCTAACTGACTAATATCAGCACCTAACAAGTTACGAAGCGCTACCATAGCGAACGTTTCATTATCAGCAAGCATATCAAAAACATCTTTCTGAGCTTGCGTATAGAAATCACCATTAACTTCAACAACAGGAGCTGTCAGATACTTAACAATATCTTTACGAGAAAGAATTTGTTCGTTACCATTAACAATTCTTTTAACACCTGCTGTTGGAATTGCAAGACCTCCGATAGTACCTTTATTAACGATCTTATCGTATAAAGAATCAGGAACGTTAAGCACTTTAGCTTTACCATTCTCATCATAGGTAATACCGTAGGCTTTATCAAGAGCTTCTTGAGCAGCTTGATATTCGGCTTCTTGCCTAGCATTTGCAGCTTCAATCTCACGTCTCTGGGCATTGGCAAGATAATCAAGACTCTCTTTAGCAGTTTCAGCTAATACTTTATCAGCTTTAGAAAAACGAATAATACGTTCGATTTGAGCATCAGAAGTACCTTTACGTTTTTCAGCAGAACGAATAACAGCTTCTAACTGATCATCTGATTTATCTTCGAGGGTCATTGTAGTCCAATCAACATGATTAGCAAAACCTTCAAGAGAACCATACGTTTGTTTGTAAAGAGCAGCTTGATAAATATCCGGATTAGTACGGAAGAAATTGTTGATAGCTTCACTTTCAGCTTGACGTTTAGCAAGCTCTGCAATATCAGCATCACGTTGAGCAAGACCTTCAACGGTCATTTCATATTGCTTAGGAGTACCATCAGCATTTACCGGAGTTAAACCAGAAATAGCAGAAATAGCAGAAACATCTATAGTTTCTTCTTGAGTTTCAGCAGCAGCAAACTCATCTAACTGAGCTTTAGTATAAACAATCTCTCCATCTTTAACGGCATTACCGTCAGCATCAAGATCATACTCAACATCACCGTCATCAGTAGTAAGAACAATCTTAGTAGGAGTTTCAGTTTCAGTTTCAGTTTTTTGAGTAGCAGTTTCAGCAGCTTCTTCTTCAGCTTTACGTTTAGCTTCTTCTTCTTCTGCTTTCTTACGTTCTTCTTCTGCTTTAGCAGCTTCTTCTGCTTCTTTAGCAGCTTTAGCAGCTTGTTCAGCAGCTATCTCTTCCGCAGTTTTAGTAGTACTACTATCAGTAACACCACCGGGAACAATAGGATTTGGCATAATGTTTTATCTTTTATAAATTAAGTTATAACAGTGGCAAATGTAATAATAATATATGTATTAAAAATGGCATTAGAAATATTATTAGAAACAGCATTAGTACCGCCTATCACACGGCTCTCTGAAATTCCAATTAATTTATGCCATTTTAAGGCTTAAATGAAGACCTCTGACGAACCCAAATTTCAATCGATATAGTTGTTCAATTCAACAAAAATAAGAGCCTACATTAAGACTTCCGTGGCTTATTGGCGTTAATACGATTCATGCGCTTTTGTTCCTCAAACTTGGCACGTTCCAGATTAGCTCTATCAATATCTAAGTTTAACTTAGTCATTTTAAGATAATCGTCAAGAGTACCACTATTAAATTCATCTTCACTAATATAATCATTACCATTCTTATCTACTTGAAGCTTAGCATCAGTAATAATAATATTAGTAAGATTAGTATCAGCAGCAATAGCTTCCTTAGAATCGCGATCAAGTTGAGCTTGTTCAGCTTCAAATTTACGTTGAGCTTCCGCATTAGCAGCACGAGTTTGTTCAATCTCAGCATCCCACTTCTTTTGAATCTCTTCTTTTTGAAGTTCAAATTGACGTTGAGCTTCGGCAGCTTCTTTAATATATTTGCGTAAAGAAGCAACGTTATGATTACAAACAGCCTCAGCAGCTACATCATAATTTCCGTTTTGAGCAGCACCAAAAGCAATTTCCTCAAGCTTACGTACTTGTTCATTAAGTTCAGCAGAGTTACCAACAAAGATACCTAAATTAGAATTAACAAAGTCAGTACCATTTACACGAACTTGAACAATCTCATTGGTATTAGGATCTACATAAGAACCTTCATAGCCATCAATCCAAGCAATTTTAGCAGCATCAAGATTAGCCATCATATCACGAGAGCGGAAGCAATCAAAGATTTTAAGTGACCACACAGATCCCATTAGAGCCTGATTAAGTCCCATTTCAGTAACAGCTTTACCGGCACGAGCTTGAATATCTCCTGCACGCTGATCGTTCATATTAGCAAGTTCATATGCTTCTTGCTTAATAGACTGCTTAATTTGATTAATAGTCGTAAGATAATTAATCATTGTAGTATTAGCAATCTCTTTAATAGCTTGAAGTGATGCTTGTTGCTTAGCTATTTCACTATCATCAAATACAAGAGTACCATCTCGATTAGCTGCATCAAGACGCTCTTCCATAGTCATATCTTTAGTATCAGCTAAGAAACTTTCAGGTATCAATAGCCATGATCGGAATTTACTAATAGTGCGTTCCTCAACTAAAGTATAAAGACGATAAAGAGCAAGATAAGGTAATAAGCGATAAGGAATAGGTTTAGGATTATTAAGAAGCATTAAACGACTTAAACCATTATAAGGTAATTTACAATGATTAAGATTATTCACTTCTTCACGTTGAACAATGATAGGTTGAGATTTAGTATATACACCCCAATCTTTATCACCAAAACGATAAGCTTCCCAACATTGAAGAACCCAAGTATATTCAATATCAATATCACCAAGAGTAGTATCTAAGACATAATCTTCATCAACAATCTTTTGCTCAATCTCACCATAAGCATTAGTGTAAGTAAGAACACCACGCTTCATAGGAACCTTAAAAACACAATGACGAGCTTTGAGGACCCCGGTAGAGGGCAAGGAGTGGTACGGAGCAGCATTCTGCGCATCAATCGTAGGATTAAAAGCAATCTCACGAGAACGAAGCATAACAGGAGTAACTGTATATTCACCCGTACTTTCATGATTATGAATTATATCTTTGATATAAGCAATATCTCTTTTAGAAAGAACTTCTTGATATTCACCAATTATATCATTGATGTTAATATCAAACTCTCGCATCCCATAATCATCATCTTCAACAAAAAGATTACCACTATCAATTCGATAATACTCAAGAGGAGAAATAATTTCAAAAATAACATCATTGTATCTTACATCACGATAAGAATAAACGCTTTCAGTACAGAACCAATAATAGAAAGCTTGAATATATTTCTCATTAGCTTTAATAAGGGAATTAAGAAGATTAAGAGTTTTCTGACCACGATCAGCTTCTTCATCAATCCAATCCTTAGCAGCTTGTTTCATAAAGTCTTCAGCAGATGGAAGATCTTTAGAAGGCTCACCGGTTTGAACACCGTTAGCATTCATGATGTTTATAAATTGCTGACGAAGAAGACTATCAAGAGCAACACGAAGATCAGCGTTACGTCTAGTGACAACATCAATATCGGCATTATAAACTTGGTAGTTATTATAGGTGTTAATGAACTCTCCTATATATTTCTCTTTAATAGGAGTAATAAAATCAACATCTCTAATCTTACCAGGCAAATCTTCTTTTCTACCATTAACGGAGTTGTAGGTCGCCATTACATACTTGTAAGTAGATTCATCTACAATTCCATTTGCAGCGTCAAGAAAGGCTTTAATATCTGCTTTATCATTATTAGAATGAGCAGTAGCAATAACCCAATCACACATAGCCTTAGTCCAAACAGCTCCACGCTTAGTAGCTTCCGAAGCAAAAACATCAGGCTTTTCTAAAGAATTAGGAATCTTAGAAGCATCCATTTAACGACGATTTAAACGATTTGCAATACGTCTGTCATTATTCTCTGTATTACCTTCAACAAGACGCTTAGTATTTAAAGAATCTGCAAGAAAGACATACATAGCAACAATAGCAGCACTAATATGGTCGAAGTTACCCTCAGCAGTAAATCTCTGACACTCTAGAAGCAATCGAACACTACTAATAGACTTAAGTCTACGAATAGGTTTACCATCAGCAGTATATGAAAGAGGTTCATAAATAAACTCCTTTAGCATACGAAGACCATTATATTTCTTATCACCATCACCAATTACAATACCATAATCATTATTGTTAGGATTAGTCAATTTACGAGTATTGGCATTGGTTGGGTCAAGCATTAAGTAACGTCTAAGTTTATATTTAATAAAGTTAGAAACAGTCTCACCAGTACCAGCTTCCGGACAACATTCAGCATTATACATAAGACACATACCCATAGTGACTATATCATTTTGCTCCATTGTGTCCAAACGCCCTATATATTCGCATACAAGCAGTTTTTGATTTGGATATGGAGTAATAGTATTACTACGCATCCATACTTGTGCAGAATAAAGAGAATGTTTATCTGTTACGTCTTTTTGAGCCTTATCTACCTTATACGCATCCACACTAACAAAATATAAATCTTTAGGCACTTCACCATTTACTAAGAATGGACGATAATACATTCTAACGCAACCATGAGTATCATCACGAGAACCATGCGGAACTTGATTAACAAACTCATGGAATCTACCTTTACCAAATATATCACGTTTAATACATTCAGCTTTCGGTATAAATTCAGCTTTATTAGAATTACCTAAATCATTAACGACAATCCAACCATCTTGAAAGAATCTAGTAGCATTATCATTAATTAAATCTGAAACGTGTAGATTAAGTTCAGGAGAAGCGAACATATTCTCTGTTGTATTAATGAACGCTTCGGCAGGAGTATTAGCACGTTGGGCTTTATAGATTATATGAGTTTCACTATCATTATTATGAAAGTGATTCTCTTTATCTTGTTTATCCCAAGCATAAGCAGTGAATATAATTGAATTACCACGTTCAACATAAGGTTCACAATCCCATACTTGTGGAAAGAAGAAACCACATACTTCATGACGTTTATTAATATCCCAAACGTTTTCCATGCAAAGCATCTTATTCATTTTGGGATTATAAAAGGCTTTACTAAATGCAGCCCAGTTAGCACCTTTAGTACCACCCGTACCATAAACACGAATAGTACCAACAGATATAGCACCAGACTCTGTATTAGATAAAGTAACGTCAAGAGCTTTTTGGAGATTAGGACACTTACCAGCTTCCTCGAAGTCAATCTCAATAGCTTTCTTACCTACAGCAGCAGATTCATTTTTACCAATAGCAACACTATAAAGATTAGAAAGCCAACCAAAGTTTTTAAGACCTTTAGTTGATACACGATAACCCATCAGTATATCATCAATAGCTTCTGAAATGTAACCTCTTTTCCAAAACGTATGTTCCTCAAAATGGTCAAGACATTTCTTAGCCATAAATGTAGTAGCACCTTTATCTGTAAGATAAGCCAATTGGTCAGCAGCAAGAGTTACCGTAACATTCGGAAATAAGTTAATTGTATTTGCAGCTTGACTACCACGTTTATATGAGAAACCTTTACGACGGGCTTTAGCCTTAGTAAGATGAAACTTATTATTAGCAATAAACTCATCTATTTTGAAGTTCCAATAGTCACCATCCCAATAACGAGGAAAACCCATAACAGTTTCAACGTGTTCAGCACCTTCACGTTTAAGTCTTGCACGTTCTTTATCATTAGGTGTACGTTCAATACGACCATAATTAAGATAAGTATAATGCGCACCAGTTATACGTAAAGGTTGAAGTAAACTTTCACGTTCCTCATCAGTAGTATTAGCATCAAAGAACTTAGGAATATCTTTATAATAAAGTTTAGCTTTAATAAAAACACCTTTCTTACGACGAGATGTTTCTCTTTGCCAAAACGATTCATAAGCCGGAGTACTAGGGTCATAATCACAATACGTACCATATTCATCAAAAGTATCAGCAGCTTTAGAAAGTCTTTCTATGTTAATAACAATGAAATCAATATTCATAAGAATACCACCAGAGTTGCCAATAAGAAAATCATTATCCGGATCATATAAAGGTTTATTAGTAATATAACTAATACCCTCGGATGCTTTCGGATATTTACTTTTATCTTCACAGAGATAATCTATAAAAGGAATATCTCCACGTTTATAGCCCCATTTGTTCTCAGGAGCAGCATTGATGCCATCACAACTATTTTTCCAATAAGCATGAATAAACATAAAGTTATCAATAGCATCTTGTGAAAACTCATATTTACTATTCATAGCTTAATCAATCATATCTATTCCCCCACCAACACCATTATCTATATTATTATGCACATCCATTGAAACAGCAACCTCTTTACCACCACGAGCGATAGTTTTCTTGAGTTTAGACTTAACGTAATTATCTTCCGCTTCTTTAAGTTCAGCAATAAGTTTAGGTAAGTCTTTACCCATCTTCGTAATCTCACGCATATAACCGAGCATACCACCGATCTCTTCTTTAGTAAAAGAGTCTTTCTTTAGGTCATTACGAAGATTCTTATTCATAACAGCCATAAGATCTTTACCAGCTTGAAGAGCATTAACAGTTTCAAAGAACATCTGTCCAACATAATTGATATTATGCTCAACAAGCCAATTGATAGCTTCAATCATATCTTTAGTTGGTCTAAAGTCTGAATTAAGTTGAGTAACTTCAATAGCATAATCAAAAGCCTTTTGATCTTTTAAACCATTACGATGAATATATCCGTCTTCATCAGCATAACAATCAATAAACTTAAATATTTTATACATAAGCTCTCTATCATTATGCCAATCATTATATATCTTAGCAAGAACAGGAACTTTAAGAATCTGCTCTATATTAAGAATAATTTTAGAACCTTCAACTAACCATACATGTAATGCCATAATCAATAATTTTATCTGTTTTATTACGAGCAACAAAAAAGCCCGTACCAACTTAATGATACGGGCAAATATAAGAATTACTTCTTAAATACAAAACATAAGAATGACAAAATAAAATCTTTATAATAACTATTACTTTACCATATATTATTAGTAATCAAATTAATAGTTTCAGTTATTTCTCTTGATACAATAATATCTTCTTCTTAATCATCAGCATCATTATAAGCATCACAGCCAACACTTAATATTTTATTTCCGATGCCTTCATCAGGAGTAACAGTTACAAATGATTTTTTTTTCATAATTAATTTTATGGATTAATAATACAATCACAAATACAAATTGTAGGATCTAAAGTAGAACTCTTCATTGTAACAATAATTTCTCCTCCCAAAGATCTAATATCATTCATCATAGTTTTAACTAAATTATAATTATAAGGATTCTGATATACCAGTTGACCACCGGTAAAATCGTCATTAATAAAAGTACTTCCATCAGACGTATAAGTAAACGTTTTAGGAGAATTACCAACTACTGTTATTTCAATAGTATCAATAAACCAACCTGTAGTTATAACAACTTCCGGTCTAAATGCACTTAAATTAAAAACACCAAAATAAGTATAATTAGATGAGAGTAATGCAGTCTTAGGATAATTAAATACAGCTTCTAAAGTTTTAGAAGATTCAGTATATCTTTTTTCAAAATCTATTCCACTAATAGTACCATCAATAATAAATCCTAAATCAATAATAGGATATAATACACCTGATTGAAAAATATCTATAGTTTTAGATACCCCCCCCCAGTAATATTTAGAACTTCTGTTCTTTTCATAGATAAAGTTGTTTTATCACAAACAATATTTAATATATTATCATTTTCTCCCGAATCAGGACTTACAGTAATAAAAGATTTTTTCATATAATATTAAATTACATTAATCAGTATAACTAAATTATCTTGTGTACCAGTTGTTTTAATAAATATAGCTATCTTTATACCCCCAGTAGTAGAAGCATCACGCGCAGAATTTATCTTTGCAACAATTTCATTAAGCTTAGCAGGAGTTATATCTATAATAGATAATACTGTACCTTCATCTTCAGAATTAGGAACAACCTTTGTAGTAAATCCATTTAAATCTATATTACCTAAAGACTGACCAGCAGAAGTAAGATCTATAGAACTAATCACAGGATTATTAAATTCAACTTGTAAGCTAGATACATTTTTAATAATAAATAGATGCCTTGAGCTTAATATAAAATTAGCAAATTTTACATCAAACATCAAAACTGTAATAGCACCCTCATGAGTTAATTTATAAGGTTCTTGTATATTGGCATTAGAAAATATATATCCACAATCAATATAAATATAAGGATTAGGATCTTGTTCTATTGATACGGATTTAGTAATACCCTCTCCCTCAACCTTAAATGTAGTATATCTACTAACATAATTCTCATTTTTATCAGCATTAACAGATAAAGTTCCATTATTTTGACCTGTATCTGGAGTAACTGTTATAAAAGCTTTATTCATAATTATATGTTAATTTTTAATTTTTGAAAATTGTCTCATAAATTCACAAATTTGAGTAGCATAAGCATCTACAACATATTCAATATCATTCGCATAATCTTCATTAGCTTGAACGAATAAACAGTGAACATACTCATGCCAAAACGTTTGAGTTCTTATAGAACTAGGAATATCTTTACTTCTATCTCTAAGGATAATATAGATTAAACCAAGAACGTGATCAGAAACTCCATATTGTATTCCTTGAGTAGATTGATAAGAAACCTCAGTCATATTATAGACTCTATAGATAACTGAACCAACCTTAAAACTCTTAGGATAATCAGTATTATATTCCCAATCAAAAGTAGAATCATCCCACCAATGAGTAAATAAGAAACTCAAATGAGCCATTGCAATATCATCAAGATGAGCTTTTTTGCTATTTGGAAATTCGGCATTTAAATTAAGCTCATAAGCAACAATAATAAAGAATGCTCTAACAAGTTCTCTAAGAGATGCAGTTGAATCTAAAGCATCATTGATTTGTATGATACGTTTATCAAAATCAATTTCAGTAGTTTTGACATTAGCGTGTTTAGCTATATAATCAAAAGAACCAATCTTAAAACTGACAGATGTTACTTTCTCATTTAAATCAGTAGGAAGAAAAGGATTAAGAAAAACTGTTTTCATATTAGAATCAATAAAGTTAGAAACATAACATTAAGACCAATAGAAACACCACCGATCTTAGCCCACTTAGCAGAACGACGCATATACTTCTTAAGATCTTTAATCATATCTTTATTACTCTTTTCTAGTTCAACAATAGATTGCTTATAAACGTTCGCTTGATTCGTAAGAGTATAAAGAGTATGTTTCAAACCATCAATAAGAGTATCTTGCTTAACAATAATGCTCTTTAAAGATTTACATAAAGCTGCATCATATTCACCTTGTTTAAGAAGAATTGCAATTTTACGATTATCTTCAAGAGTATATGTAATAACAGTATCTTTAAAGACTTTCAATTCTCTGCCGTATATATCGAGCGATGCTATCATCAGAAACAACATAAACATCAGAGAAGTTCTTAATATCTGTTTCATATTTAATTATAGTTTTATTTGTATTAGCTTTGAGACTATCTATAAGACGTTCTTGTTTTATAGCGTAATTCTCCAAAGCAGAAATAACCCTACCAAGAGAATCCAAAGTATGATAAGAAATATCGGTTGTCGGTATTCGTTCTTCTTTATTACATTGAATAATATTAGTAAAACATAGAGCTAAAAAAAGGAGTGCTATCAACATCCCTTTAAAATCTATTTTCATAATTTGAACTCTTTAATATTAGTAAGAGTATAAGTAAAAGAATTACCATATAAATCTTTGGCCTTATTTACCAATGGCATAAATTTATCTTCATAATCTCTAACAGATTCAAAAACTTGACAACCGGCAGAATAAAGACCAATGGTACGAACAATTTTCCACTTAGAAGCACGATGTATATTAATACCAGCCATCTCGTAACTAATACGACCAGATAAATCAAGTTTATTATCTCGGTTATTATCACGATAAAGTGGAAGAGGTTTAACTTGAACAAGTGCAGGATAATCGCCTTTATGCTTTCCAATTTTAAAGGCATTTCTAAATTGACCTTCTTTTAAAATAGCACAACCTTTAGAATTTATAGGTTTAATCAGATTTAAATCAGAAGGATCAGTAGTTATTGAAAACCAATCATAAGTCCATTTACCATTCATCTTAGGATTGGCATCATTAACTTTGTAGAATACAAGAAGAAGATCATTAAATGTACCTGTATCAACAGTATTACATCTAATACCCCAAATGTTCAGATTGTAGTTACCTTTATCAAAGATAGCAAAGTCATGAACTTTAGCAATCTTACGAAGAACATCAATATTAGTCTTAGCTATGACGTCATCATAAGTAATTAAAGCATTCGTTAATTCACTCATAGTTTACTTGATATTATAGTTAAACAAATTGGTATTAGCTTTACGTTCTTTATTTAATTGAGCAAGTCTATAATCACAAATGGCTTTAACCTCAGCTTTAAGATATTTAATATCAACAAAAGTAACAACCTCTTCATGTGGCATATCATCAGGAATCAAAGGATTCTCAATAGTCCTAATATGACAAAGCATATTACCAAGACATTTAAACCCCCATTGTTCAATCAGATAATCATACATACTTAATTGAAGAGAATAATGAATACCAGTAGAATCCTGTAAATGATTTATAGGAAACAACATAGTTTCATTAGTAACAATGTACTTATCCAAGTCAATAGTACCATCTGCTTTCTTAGCCCAATATCCACCTTCAAATCGAATAGGTGCTTTATTAGTTTTCCAATCAAGAATAAAGAACTCATCCCCTTTAACAAATAAAATATCAACAAGACCTGAAATCAAATATTCTGGATGATAAACACCAATCTCAGCATAGATCTCAAATCCCATAGAAGTCATATCCTTAATAAACTCGTAAATTTGAGGATACCTATCAGCAATACCAACAACTCGAAAATAATCAAGATCGAGTCTGCCATAACTATGAGTTCTTATAATATCATCTACTGTATAAATACGACCATCAATAAAACCATTCGCATTTAAATAGTAGTTGTTACATCTTTTCACGCATTGTTCTAGGAAATTATGCTTTTCAGTTCCCTTAGCACAAGCCTTTTCAGTTTCAATCTTCCATTCAGCAAGAATCTGTTTAACAGTCTTACCTCTATATCGAATATATTTACTATAATTTCTATGAGTAGGAGGAACAGGACGACTACCAATATTAGCACAAGCTTCAGCAATAGCTTTCCAATCCTTTTGTTCTACAAACTTACCAATAATAGTAGTAGTAGATATATACTCTCTATCAAGAGCGTCAGTATATTTATGCTTTTCCTCGTCGAAGAAGATCGGCAAGTCTCTGGGTATAATCTGCGTCATAAGCTGCTTTATCAGTAAGTTTAAGGAATAGCTTCTTTCGTAATCGTTCATAGAACGCTTTGTGACGTTCTTTCATATATTCATATGGTAAAGAAGTCATCTTATTAAAATCAAAACCACATTCAGCATAAATATCATAAGTTTCAGGATGAATCCAATGTTTACCAAAGGAAGGTATTTCAATCTCTCTATCCACACGTTGCATTGCAGTAAGAATAGACATCCACTGACTATCTGCAATATCATTTAGAAAACGTTCAAAATCTTCTTTATTACGAATAAATGTAAGAAAGTCTCTACACCAAATCTGTTCGGGAGTATAACGTTCAATAAAATGACGACCTTTTTTGGTCTTATAATACATCTTAGTAGGTTCCTTTCTTTTACGATCTACAACTGCAACCATTCTCTCATAAAGTCTCGTGACTTGAAGAGGAAATAACCTAGCGCCTTTAGCCATAACAGAATTGGATTAATAAATCACACCACCAATTTGATTAAGAGAAATAAGATTACATTCCCAAAATTCAACTTTACCATCTTCACCAACAATAAGCTTACTACGATCTTTAAGACCCGGACGATTTTCGACAACTCTAAAGTTATCATCACCACCAAGAACATCAATAAGCTTTTTGTCAAGATTTTTAATCTTATGACTTAGAGGTACACCTTTGCCACCATAAGACATATCAAGAACAACTTCACGTCCAAGCATATCCGGCGGAACATTGTCAGGAATAGCGATACAATAAGTAGCTTTAGGAACTTCTCTATCAACTTTCATAACATCAGTTACTTCAAGCGGAGACATCTTATATTGATTTGCAATAATAACTCGACCTTCGCCAACCTTAATATTACAAAGAGAACCCGGCGCAACACAAGCTGTTTTAAGATTATTCTTATCAGCTTTAATAGCTTCGATTTTAGTTTGAATTGAATCCATAGTTTAAATAATTTACTTTATAAGATAATCAATGTTAATAGGCACAATCTCATAACCTCTACAAATACCTGCGTCAGTATAAAAGGTAATATTATACAACATTAACGTAGCACTAACTGTAACAGTGTACATAGTAGTAGGTTTAAAAGGAGGACGGTCTTCAAAAGGGCAAATGACAGAAACGGAAAATCTTTATCCAATACGTCCTCAATGTGAAACAAAGTATAAAATGAGAGTAACAGAATTACCATTAATAATAGTGGGAGTACCAACAATAGCAGCGATGTCTTCAGTTACAGCAGTAGTTAGTACTCCCGACTTCATTATGAGTAAAAGGTCACTCACAAAGATATAAATAAATTAGATATTACAAGGGATTACTTGAATATCTTTTTCTAAACCTTATATTTTTCTGTTTCAAAGGCAGTATTTAATAGAAATCTCAATAGTACTAGCGTCTTCACCCGGATTTGCAGCCACGCACGCAGTGCCTTGTTCTTCTAAATGCTTCGAATCAATATGCAAAGCATTCGCAGTACTACCACATTCATACCTTTGTCTATATACACGCACACACGTGTGCGCTATGCAGAGCTTTGCGATATATATAAGGATATATATAAAGATTACCAAAGGTAATATCAATGACAATATTACTACTTCAAATTCGTCCGTCCGTAATATGTATTTTAATTATATTTAAATAAACCTCTTATCACCCACCAATACTCACCTACTCATATCCCCTCTTATTACCCCCTATAGTCCCCCTCTTTTCTCCCCTTTTCTCTCCCTCTCTTTTCCTCCCTCTTCTCTCCTTTACAAAGCACCCCGAAGCTACTTAAAATAGCTTTAAATATAATAGTATTACCTTTAGTAAGTATATGCCCTTCTAAGTTCCTTTAAATATCTTTAGTAATACTTAGAGTAACATTAAGTAAACTTAGAGTATATATAGGAATTCCACCCCGCTCAATGCAAAATGTAACAAAGCTACGAAAAGCATCTGTAATACTTATAGTAACAATACTATCTTGAATAGCTTTGCAACTACCAACTCTAGGAGCTTTGTAACGATCAGCAGACCCCAGTAGGGAAGAAAGACTGGTGACGCGCGGAACATCCGCATCATCATCCGTATTATCAGAGTTAGTATAAGCATCTTCAATATATTTTGAATAAGCATGAGTAAGATTCATAAGTTTTGCAGTGGTAGAAGTATCTTTAGTAATATTAGAATAACCATGAGTAATAGCAAAATGTTGCTCCCTTCCACACCTATTCCCCTACTGGGGATTACAAAGCTCATCAAAGTTATTATAAATACCGGTAGTATTAATACTATTACTACTTAGAGTAACTCTGATATTACTTGTAATATTATCTGTAATAGAATCAACGTTACCACATTTCGGCTTACATTTTTGGCAAATTATACACTGAATTTTGATAATGCTTATGCTGATTGTCTTAATGTTACTCTAATTAATTTTAAAGCTAATGCCGATTATATTAAGTATGTTTTTAGTATTACTCAAATTACTTTGAATATAAGTAAGGCTTCTTATTTAATTCACATTGCAAACTCTAATATTCGGATTTGTACACAGAGCGATTTAAGTGCTTATTCTAATTCTTTTGATATTGCAATTGCTTAAGGAACTTTGGATATAAGCAGGGCAGCTAATTTAATTCATTTTGCAATTTCTATTACATAGGCTCGTCTTTACCAATCTTCTATTATTAATTCTAAAGCATTTTCTAACACTATTACTATTCAATTTTCTATTGGCTTTAATGACACTGTTGTTCGACTTTATACCGACTATGAGAGTTTGTGTGCGGGAACCTATTCTATTACAATTTATTGCGGATATTCTCTGGATTTTATTATTGGTTATTTTAAGGCTTTTAGTAATGCGATTTTTAATTTTGATTCTTATGGAGTTTCTATTGATTTTAGTGACGATAATTCTAAGACTTCTGTTAGCTCTATTGTATGGCTTATTCTCATGATTCTTTTATTGCAAATTCTAAAACATTTTCTATTGTTATTACAATTATTAATTCTAAAACTTTTAGTGACTCTGTTGCTTGGTTTTATATCGATTGTGAGAGGCTATGTATGGGAACCTCCTTATACGACAGCACCCCCTTGTAATGCTTGGGGGAATGCCCCCGTCGATGATTCATGAGGAATGATTTTCCGAATTGGAACTGCAATTTTCTATAGAGATGTTGCAGTTATAATTTCTATTACCTCACGACTATCTCCGCTTGATAGCATGGATTTAATTAAAATAAATATTAATTTTGAACCTCACGATGCTAAGGTGAATCGTATCTATCTTATGAATACAATGATTAATGCTCCTGAAGTTAAGAAGATGAGTGCAATTGTGTTGAATGCAATTGCTGTTCTTAAAGACACAGAAGATTATCAAGATCGTTATCTAATTGATTGCAATGATCTAGAAGGTAATACTATTGAACGCTTGTTCATTGGTAAGAAGATCTTTGATAAGATTGATGGTCTTGTTGGTAAGATTATTGATGTAGTCTATAAAGATTGCATAGCTGATGTTACTCAGTATATTGATGATGAAGACATCAATGAAGAGGTGAAGTTTCATACGACTACACACAAGCAAGTAGTTGATGTTGTTAAGACTAATGATATTAACTTGTTGATTGCTTGTGCTAAGCATGGTATTAAGGATATGTATAATGAATTAAAAGAGTTAAACAAATGAGAGTATTAAAGACGTTATTGAAGTGCATCATCATATTGGTGGTGCTCTTCTTATTATCAGCTGCTGAGAGTTTAGCTGATTGGTTTGCATCAGTTATTGATGGTGATGTATTTATTGGTTGTATTATTGGTGCAATTATTGCAATTGTTGTGCTATCTATTATTAAACCTGATAAATTCAATTAAGCTATGAGTGATTACTATGAAGTTAATGGTGAAGATTCTATCGAGATTAATCCTTTTACTGAGGCATTATTAGATGAATTAGAATCTTAATGTGTTAAGAGTAGTGCTATTAGTGCTACTCTTATTTTTTTTAGACCCTACAAACTCCGTCTAATCAACACGACTAAACCCCTTATTATAATTGGCGGTCATGGTGATCGTCCTAGAAATTCTAATACTTAAAGTTATGGCAGACGAATTAAAGAACCCAGTGAGACGTTCAGTTATCGGTGAAATTATCTCTATTAAAGAGATCAATAAAGATGACTTTGAAGAAGGTAAATTTCGGCATGATTGTCGGATTGTTCGTGTTGATCCTCTGAATGGTGCTCCACTTGTTGATGTTTACATCACTAATGATCAGTATGACAAATACGGTCTTAATGCGATTATATTCGCAGGTAATGTTGTGAACTTCAGCATTGATGAGAATATTGCAAATGAGACCGGTTATATCGACCCTGATACCAAGGAATGGACGTATCATACAAAGACATTCAACAGTTTTGCAGGTGCTGACAATGTTGGTAGCTTAGGTCTTATCGGTGTATTCGGTAAACTTGGTGTTGGTGCGGATATTGTTTCCGGCTTCATCAAGAACATCGAGACAGCTCGTAAGCAACGTGAAGCTGTTGCTAAGCCTAAAGCGGTTGAAGCTGTTGCTACTGAACAAGCAGAAGAAGCTGCGTAAATTCCGTGAGGTGGTGCTGAGTATACTCTCAGTGCTGCCTCTTCTTTTTGTTACTTAATTAATCCGACTAATGATCATGAAATTACACGTTATTTATAAAGGTCAAACTGTTGATATTTCTTATGATTTACTTTACATCAATACTGATGAAGTGAATATAAGATTCTCTAATTCAAATGCACAGAGTTGTAAATTTTTAACACAATATCTTGAAGCTAATCGTCTTGATTATGTTCTTAAAGATAGAGAAGACTATAAGGAGATTGTCACACTTCCGGATATATTTGCACTTACTCTAAGTACAAAAGGTACATATCGTTCTCCAGTTGTTAAAGATAATCTCTATGATGCTATTATTAAACGCAGTAATGACATCGAGTTAACTCATAATACTATTAGAGAATTTAAGCGTAATGTTAAGATAATTGATGCTAAGCTTGCTGATATGCAAGATGATTTAAGTAAATCTGAATATGCTCGAAGCATTGATAATATTACTAAAGAAATACTTGAATTTAAACGCTGTAAACAGCTTGAAGCCTTAGCATTAACAGAAGAACATTTTGATGTTTCACGTGAAACAATGCCGACAGTTGAGACGTTGGAAGTGGCTTACGAAGTATCGACGTTGTTCAAACTTGAAGACTTTGCGAAGCTTCTATATATTTACAGGTATTTGGAAGATCAATCGAAATTGTCTAAGAAATATCAGAAGGTATATGATACATTAGACAAATTAGAGAAGTATATGTACCCGGAATATGTTAAAGAAGTTGAAGCATTAGGACAGAATTTATTTGCTGAATTGCAAGAGAAAGCTGCGAAATGGGCGGAGAATGAACCGAATATTAGTGAGTGGATACGGGAGAAATGTAGGCAGTTTGGATTTGAGGTTAAGAGTGAGAATGAGGATTAGAAATGGGATTTGTAGCAGCATCTCCACAACCATTCGTAACAGCGTCTTCAAAAACGTCTTCAAAACCGCGATGCGACTTCTAAATATTGCAAATTAAAATCAAAGTGTTTCATGCAGAGAACCAAAAACTGTAAAAAGTTTAGAATTAACTGTAGAAAAGATGCAATTAAAAGCTTTGAATTTATATGCGAAATACTAGAAACAATGCAAAATGCTTCAAAATGCGAACCTGAATCTTTAAAGAATTTAGAGTAAGCATTAGAGTATATGCAGTTGAAAGACGCAAAGCGTTAGCACTAGATTCAAAATTAATTCAAATAGTTTCAAAATCTCAACCTTGAATATCAGAATTATTTGAATTAGAATCAGAATGAGTATTCGCAAAACTCTTAATATTTGCAATTGTATCAATGTTATATTCAGTATAATTAATGCAGAATAAAGCAATTTGAATACAATTAAGAGTATGGAATATAGAGTATGCAGTATTCAGTGTGCTATTAAATGCTTTAGAAATATTCGCAGAAATATTCGCAATAAATCCTAAGCATATTCAAAACAATTCACATTAACATTCCAAATATCAAAATACTTCGAATTAGCATCAATGTGATTTGAAGTAAACTTAGATATTTTTAGATTAATTATTTAAGCTTTATAACTAATACTATATCTCATTGAATTTATAGTATTAGTTTCATTTAAAACATTAAGCGTATGGTAGTATATATTAAAGACCGAATAACAGATGAAGTCATAGCAGTAACTTATGATGTATTCGTAGTATATGGAAACGAATTAATATTCACTAAACAGAAAGCAGCAAAAGCTATTGCAAATAATTTAAGTGATTCAATATTATTCTTAGTACATAGAGAAGCAAAGCACTTTATCTCATATTCAGCAGAAATTGATCAATCAATTGTAACATTAAATAAGAATTTAATTGCAGTTGCAATGGACAGTGGAAACAAAGAGTATGAGATAAATCACTTAGAGTATAAAAACCAATTAGAACAATGGAAACATGACATCGAGAACTCTAAGAATAGTTGTAACTGATATTGAAGCAGAATGGTTAGTTCCAGTAAAAGCATCAATATCATGGGTAGATTACCAATTAGTTCTTAAATTAACATCGTCACGAACAAGACAAGGGGTACAAGAGTTTCTTAGAAAAAACAACATACCTGTAACAGAATTCGTAGATGAAAAAGAATTAATAGTAGATCCGAGTGAATTACAAGAAGTATCTATAAAAGAATCCAATATAACAACAAAGGAGCTTTTAGAGAGACTAAATGACGATGAGTATTAATCTTAATACTATCAATAATGGTTATAAGATTAACTATAGTATGTGTAAGGTATAATGTGACAATGGAAATATTGTGTCACAAAGATACCGAATGTATAGTATCAGATGAAACAATAGAAATAAAAGCAACATCAGATAAAGTAAGAAATAAAATCAAAGATTTTTGTAAATTCGCAAGAATAAGTGTAAAAGAATATCCAATTATTCATAAACTTGTAATATCAAGAGAATCAAAGAAGATATTCGTAAAGACTTTTAACAATCGGTAGAGCTTTCCAATCCCCAATAGGGAACAAGGACTGGAAGGAGCAACATTTAGCATCCCTATAGTAATAACTTTATAAATGGAAGATTATTTTACAACAGAAGAAATAGTAGGAGCATTAGTATTTATATTTTTAGCAATTGTACCTCCATTAATATTAGAGTATCGAGAGAAACATCGTAAATAATTTAATAATTCATTCAGCATTACCACTATGAGAAAGAAACTTCTCACAACTAAAGAAATTAAAAGATATATTAAGACACATGATACGATAGAAGAAGTATTGTATTGTTTAGTGTTTTTCTTAGTACCATTTGTATTTTACTTAGCAGCACATTTCAAATACTTATTTGACTATGTGGATGATGAGGAACTTCAAGTGTACTTAGAAGCTGAAAAGAGATATTCAGCAGCAACAAGAATATGGTTATTAGCAATAATAGCAATACTCTTAATAATACTGATAGTAAAGATTTGACCGCCATATATTGAGAATGAGCCTTTGTTTAATGGAGATAACCTCTTGGTTGTCTCCATATAATTAAGGTCACAGAAAGCAAATGCAAACGTTTTAAATGGCATTTTCAAGTCTTACTACCAGTATGGTGAAATCGGTTATAAATAAAAGTAAACGCAAAATTTTATGTTCGTAATAGTATCAGCAAATAAAAAATCAAATATATCAGCAACAGAATGTGTATGCTTATCTGAAATTACGAAAATTGAATTATACTTTGATAAAATAAGAGTATCATTTGATTCAGTGGAAACACGTAAGAGTGTAAATTTAGAATTAGTAGTCAATGGAATAAACTTCACTTCTATATATCCATTAACTATTGAATTTGAGTATAAACAAGTAATCGCAATAATGCCTTAAAAGATGTATATACAAATAAAATCAAAATCATGTACAACATCAGTAATAGCTGTTGTATCTGTGAAAGAAAAAGATCTCAATGAGGTAGAAATAAAATTCAAAGATAAAGAGTCATTAAAATTAGCAAGACTAAGCTTATCTAACGTAGGTTTAACTGTATCCGAACGTGCGTTTAGAAGAATGAGAATAAAAGGATACAAACAGTTATTAATTAAATAAATTGTAATTATGGAAATACAAGTAGCACAAGTGAACAAAGCAACCATTAAGGATGTTATTAGTATTCGTAGCAATGATGCTAATAGCGCAGTAGTTGTATTTAAAGATGCAGCAGCATTTAATACAGCTAAAAAGATATTATTATCAGCTAAGATGAAGTTTACACCATTACATGTAACACCAATGATGTATCTACCACAGGGTACTGCATTACTCGTAACAGTGTGAGTATATGGAATATTCTAAAAAGTTTCTATCTCAATTTAAAGTAGATGCAACAAACTACACGTATGTGCCAGTTGATAATCAACCACACGTAGTACCACTTATAAGAAAAGGTACAACAAAAAAGTTTGAAGCATTGGTATATGCAGAAGAATCATCTTTACGAGCATTTCAATGTGCAGCAATACAATGTGATTTGAAGTTATTACAAGACTGTCAAGGGTGTCGATGTTTGCCGGGTGGACGTAAAGATGGAAAAGCCGTAGTATTTAAAATAGAATATATTTATCAAGTGCATGAACAGTGATATATTTAAACCTAGCTTGCTTCCAGATAAGGATAAGACCGAGTTTGTAAAGCAAGTGCAGCAAGAGTACAAGCACATAGGTTCAATAAAATATAGACCGGGTTCAACATTATGGCAATTTAACACAGAAACGGGAGAATTAAAACCCGCAAAAGTAACAGTTAAAGAGCAATTAGTATGGACGTCTAAAGGTAATTGTACTAAAAAGACACGTAGCGTCATTTACGAGGACAAATGCGTTTACGTGCAGGCGTTAAATAGAAAGAACGCTGAAAAGAAGATCCTCAGATTTATTAACAATGTAATTAGAAAAAGACAAGAAAATCAATGATTGTACATTTTATTATTTTATGGTTTACAGTAGCATTACTAATTGTATTAGTTATGTTTTTAGTGGATTCAATAGGTTATATGTATTATCACCGAATGGAAATGGTTTGGTACGTTCAAATGATGATAGCATTAGTGTTATCATTATTCATTTTAGGTGGAATAGTATTAATTGCATTCGCACTTGAATCATTTTGTTCAGTTGTAGGTCTATTGCAAGATGTATCTGTAACTGCATTATCACCGAGATAAGTGTTTGATTATTAGGTTAAGTCAAAATTAATGCTTATCTTTGTAAGCTTTATGATGTTTGAGTTTCAAACGTAGTTATTAATCTATTTATTAATCTTTCTTATTATATGGCGAAAAAGGAAAATCTAAAGACATTTGTTATTCAACAAAGTAATATTGATAAGGCTATTAATTATCACTTAGATAAAGGCGGTAAAGATCATAGATATCTTGCTGATTGTTTAGAGCGTGAAATGTTTTACAGTTATTGCTGGGAAACTATTCATCGTTCTGTTCGTCCGTGGGATGGCTTTCGAAAGATATTGAATACTGTTGTTGATAGTTTGTTTTGTGATATGCCTTCGATTACAATTAAAACAATTGCAATTGATGGTACTATTACATTTCGAACTGCTCAATGTAATGGTATGAGATAATGAGTGGTAAATGCAATAATTGCGAATCTAGGCAGCGTAGGGGTAATGACCCTCGTTGTCTAGTTTGTATTTATTTCAATCCTGCAATATTTAATAAAGGTTTTACTAATGTTAAATCACAGCATTTTATTACTAAAGCTGAGAAAGCAATTGAAGATGCTAAAGTATTCAGAGATAAGGCTAAGATTGCTGATTTACGACTTAAAGTTAAAGATGTTGATGAAATTCTTAATTTAAATAATAATTCTCGTACATTTCAAGAGATATTTGATGATAAGAAAGAGCATTGGCAAAAACTTGGACTTAATGTTGCAGATATATGTGGATTTGAAGATGCACATAAAGAAGTTTCTGAAGTTCATGAAAGTGATAAAGGTAATTTCTATTTTACATTTCCATGTTCTATAAGACTTAGAAATAAATATGTTCGCATTTATGGAACTGATATTTCGACGAGAGCTGCTATTGAAAAGATGTACCCTGATACTGATTATGTTCAATATGATTCTGTAGAATGGAATACTCCTAATAAATATACTCGTCGTAAACCTTGTGATTGTTATACAGAATGGATATAGAAAAAGCTTTTGAGAGTATTCAAAATAATCTCATTGTTACTAGAGAACGTGATCATTATATTACTCAAGTTTGTCCTTGTTGTGGTAAGTATAAGTTTAGTGCCGATCCTAGCAATGTTATGGGTAATTGCCTAGATTGTGGATATACTGTTATGAATAACAGAGGTACTATTGATAGATTCAAAGGACAAGGTGTATTTGCACTATCTCGTGGTGCTAAAGGTGGTATCTTTTCAATTGTTGAAGGTGGATGGGAAGCCGCAATTGAAACACTATCTAAAGCTGTTGCAGATACTTTTGATTGTACGATTAATGAACTTGATTATTGTATTCTTCATTCTGTTAAAGATGATAAAGTAGTTACTATTGATTTTAAAGGTATGCTCTAAGTTCCGCCCCGTTCCAGTCCTATCTCCCTACTGGGGTCTGGAAATGCTACGTGGAGTGATGCTAATACTAAAGTATATATTATGACTGAAATAGACTTTGTTGTTGGTGATAGAGTTGTTACCTCTAGGGGAATCTATGGTACTATTGTATCTATTGATGAGAGTGCTGATACTTCTCAAGTTAATATTGGTAGCAAAACTATCACTTTGTATAATAATCAGTTATGGTCGGTTAAGAATCGAATTTCTGTTGTTTGTTATTATACAGATGGTTATGAAAATTATAATAGGCTTGTTACACTTCCTAAACAGTTTAAATTATATGACTTTACTAAGCCATTAGATAATGAATTGTTGGATTATTGTAAAAAGGCTATTACTAAAAGTGTTAAAGGTATTTTTACGATTACGAAAATTGAAATTTAAATATGAAAGCAAATCTTACTTATTCTCTTATCTCTGCTGATTTAAAGCAAGGGATGTATTTGTTGGTCAATGATCATCTTGGTTATGTTAGTCGTATGAATGGCGATGAAGCGATTATTTCGTTTTATTTCGAAGACGGTAAAGTCATTAAGCTTGCTAAGCAAACTATGACTCGTGAAGATGCTATTCGTACTTATGGCGAATCTGTGATCAAGTTGATTGCAATTGTTGATGGGAATCCTATTTCCATTAATCATCAGAATTATAAGAAGATTTTTGTTCCTATGCTTACATTTGCTAAAGGTGCAGAAGAATCTTATATTGGTGAATTTATTCGTACTAAAGAAGGTCGTAATCCTCTATACGGTGAAGTATCTCCGGTTTATTCTATGCTTAAAAGTGGTGATACTGTCACTATTACAAGTCTTGAAGTTGTTGACCGTTACAGTTTATATGATTCTACTAAAAGACTTGTTAAAGTTAAAGAAAAGAAATCCGGTTCTAAGTTCTTAGTTACTCGTATTGATGATGAGAAAGAAGAACTTCTTGTTAATCGTAATGATGTAACTCTTGGTGAAAAAGATAAATATGATTTATTTAATGTTATGAATTTTGATGCGTTAAAGAATCTTGTTGCAAGTGGTGAAGCAAAGACTGTTGAAGCTAAAGGTAAAACAAAATCTGAAGCTAATTCTAATGGTAATGCTTTTTATCGTTTGCATAAGAGCAAATGGAAAGCTACTTATAGTAAACTTGAAGGTCAAGATCATTATCAGTGGCTTGCTGTTCGTGAAGAAGATGAAGCAAACAATGAAGCTAAACTCGTTGTTCCTATCTCTGTTCCTATTACAAACATTCCGAAACATCAATTTAGTGGTTTCGATAATGAGTATTGGATTCCGGGTACAATTCGTGAAATGAATCAAGCTAAGGCTGATCTCAAGAATTTTGTTCCATTTAGAGAAGGTCTTCCGATCTTTGGTAAACTTACTACTACTGTTCTTAATGGTAAAGAGTTTACTTATTTTCTTCTTGATAACATTAAACAAGAATCTGTTAATCACTACATCTTTAAGCATCGGGATATTACCGAGGAACGCCGAAGTGAATTAACCATTAAGAAGCTGCCTACGCTTTAATACAAACTCGTAGAGGCATTTTTGTATTGAAATAAACCAATTGGTTCACTTTAATACAAAGTGTCTCTATGGGTCTAAAATGAGCCAAAATGAGGATAGTTAAAATTGAAGTGCCTGTTTATAGGTATGCTGAACTTAGTGATAGTGCTAAAGAAGCTGCTAAAAGTAATATTCTTAGTATTACACGTAATGCTCAAGATTTTACTGATTCTGTTAAGCATACTCTTGATGTTTTAGGTGTTGAAGGATCTGAGGTTTATTATAGTCTTGGTAATTGTCAAGGAGATGGTCTTTGTTTCACTGGTCGTATTACATGGAATAAAGCTATGGAGATTTCCTATATTAAGAATAGTGTTGATAAGTTAGATAAAGTCTTTGTTGCTTACTGTGAAGATTGTGTTTATTCTATTAATTTTTATAAATTTAATAGAATGTATAATTATTGTCATACAGTTACCGTTGAATTTGAAGATAGTAGTTGGATGTGCTCTGTAGATTTTACTAAGCTTAAAGATATATTTCTTAATTGGTATGAAGCTCTTTGTGCTAAGTTTGAAAAACAAGGTTATAAATGGTTTTATGAGATTAGTGAAGAAGATGTTGCTGAGTATTGTAATAATAACGATATAGAATTTACAGCTGATGGAAACGTCTTTATTGAACCTACTTAAACCTTATGAAGATATTAGTATTGCTTTTCAACGTTATCTTCTCCAAGTCACTAATGGTAGTGGTAATTTTATTGAATTTGCTACTACGTTATCTTGGCGTATGCAATTGGGGATGGTTCTGGAGTTTCTCGATATTGTTTATGATGTCACAATTTCTATATTCCCTAACGGAGGAGCTGTTATCAAAAGTATTAACGGAAGACAAATGGTTGCTGATGTGTATACAACTACTGAACCTGTCCATCCGCTTGTTCGTTATTACAATACTATTAATGTTGCTTGTAAATACATTTTAAAACCCTTTTAAATTATGGATGCTACAGATAAATCTAAAATAAAAATTAAAGCTGTAGGAGATACTGTGTCTGGTATAGTTTATGTAACTGAAAAAGGTTCTTATCTTATAGATGTGAATTTTAGAGGTTATAATGATAAATATCCTGATTGTTCTACTATGGATTTACATGCTTGTTGTCCTAATGAACCTGATGGTGAACCTGATTATCGTCTTAAATCTGAAAAATTTGTTGTTGTAGATGAGTTCTGATTTTAATAAAGATGCACTACTTAGGTCTGCCAAACGTATTAACGTTTCTTATTTTAAAGAACAACAAGAAGATGCTATTAATGCTATTTGGCAATGGTGGCAATCACAATCTATAAGTTTTACTCTTAGTGGTTATGCTGGTACTGGTAAAACTTTTATCATGCGTCATCTTGTACGTTATTTGATAGTTGAAAAGGTTTGTGTTACAGCTCCAACTCATAAAGCTCTTCGAGTTCTTGAAAATAGTTCCGGTAAGAAAGGTATGACCATTCAATCTCTATGTGGTCTTAGACCTGATGTAGATATTGAAGATTATAATATTGAGAATCCTTCTTTTAAGGTTATAGGTGAACAGAAAATGAGAGGTTATAGACTTGTCATTATTGATGAGTGTTCTATGATTAATCCTGGTCTATTTAATCTACTTATAAAGACGGCTATTCAGTATCGATGTAAACTCCTATTCTTAGGGGATGAACTTCAGATTCCTTATGTTGTTGCTAAAAGGAAAGGAGAAGAAGATACTTATAATCGTATTAGTCCTTCTTTTACTCATACTGATGTTCAATTTCGTTTAACTCAAATTGTTAGACAAGAAGCTGGTAATCCTTTGCTTGAACTGTTTGGTATTATTCGCTCTGATTTGATTAACGGTACTGCTAATTTCTATCAGTATATTCTTCAAACTCGTGAAGCTGTTAATGCCCAAGGTGAAGGTTTTACTATTATGAATAAACTTGATTTCCGTAATAAAGTTATTGAAATGTTTAATTCTGATAACTTTAGTAAGGATATTAATTATGTTCGACTTATTGCTTTTACTAATGATTGTATTGGCTTTTGGAATACTTTTATTCGTGATGGTGTTCTGAATAATCCTCAAAGTATGATAACAAAAGATGATATGTTTACGGCATATCGTACTGTATTTGATGAATACAAATCTCCTATTATTATTAATAGTGAAGATTATGTTGTTCATGATGTTCGATATTATGTAGCAGATAATGGTCTTGCTTGTTATTGTATTACATTGAGATCTGCATTTGATGGTAAGGTTACTCCTATGTTTAAGATCATTGATTTTTGGGATTCTAATAACATGGATAATTTCGGTGCTATGCTAAATGCAATTCATTATAAAGCTCTTACTGGTACTGATCGTAGTAGATGGTTTAGATACTTTAGATTTAAGGATATACATCTTACTATGACAGATTATAGACTCAATGCTGCTAACAAGAATAGACTTGTTGCTAAAGATATTGATTATGGTTATGGTATAACCGCGCATAAGAGCCAGGGTTCTACCTTTGAAAATGTTTGTATTGATCTTGATGATATTATCTATTTTAAAACTAAATGGGGTAAGCGTATTATACGTAACTCTGCTGAAGCTCTTAGACTTCTTTATGTTGCTATGAGTAGAGCTACTAAACATGCTTATTTAAAATTATGAGTAAAAATATTATACTTAGTGAAAAACATGGAGTTAATCCAAGTATTACTGTTTGTCCTATTTGTGGCAAAGAAATAGGTATTGCTTTATTAGGTAAACTTAAAGGAGATGAAGAAGCTCCTAGAAAAATTATAGGAGATCTTTGTGATGATTGCATTTCTAAATTAGGTAATGATAAAATTTATATTCTTGCTATAGATGATCAAGGATATGGTACAAAAGGTATTATTATTAAAAGATCTGCACTTAATATTCCTGTTAAGGGTTATATGACTCTTATGAAAGAAAATGAATTTGATAAAGTATTTAAACATTAAATTATGCTTATAACCGAAGATCAAATTCAAGATATAGATAAGATTTATGTCTTGAAAGAATGCTGGGCAGCTCCTTGTGGTATGGGTAGTAATCAACGTATTATTCATAATCGTTGGATGGTTCCTATTACTTGGGTTGCTGAGCAATGTTCTATGAGTGCTGTTCAAGTTCTCGAAGAACATTTGTTTGCTAGTGGTTTAAATGTTGATACTGTTGGTAAGATGGAATTCCTTAAAGCTAGAGCTAATCTTAAGGGATATGATCTTACTGCTGTTGTTTGTTCAACTCTGAAATACGAAGACGGAACTTCTGTTTATGCCGATACTACCGAGGAAGATAAAAAATAGATTGCCAATTTCTACAGACGTTTTGATTAATGGTATTGCTTTAACTATTACTCGATGTACGTTTCAAGAATATAAGATGAAGTATAATATAACTTCTGATGAATTTGATGATCTTGATAAAGGTTATGAATGTGTTTATAATCCTTATCATATTATATTTATACCTGATATTATGGCTATTGATATGTTTGATCTTTAATCTAATTATATTATGGTTATAGTTAAAGTTACAATGTCTAATGGAAATACTCTTTGTCAATATGAACTTAATACAGTTCAAGATGGTGAAGAAGTATTGGCTAATACGAAACGAGCGATTAAAGCTATCAATCCTGATTTGGATGTTGATATTTATGATGAAACCGATAATAGTGTTGAAGCTTTTATTCATAATATCATGTACGATGTTATCAATTATTGTGCTAAAAATACTCGTTGAGTTGCAGATGCTCCGCTCCCTACCACTCCTTCATCCCTACTGGGGTTTGCAAAGTTTTACTAAATGTTATTGATATGGCATTAACTGATGAAGAATATAAAGCATTAGGTGAAGCTGAATACATGATTGATGATGTTCTTGTTGAAGCTTCTCCTATTTCGTTTGGTGCTTATTGTGAAAAGTATTCGTTTGATTCTACCGAATATGATTGTGATGTAAAAGGATATGATGTTAAGATTTTTAAAGATACTGAATCTTTTCATACTGTTTTTATGCAACGTAGTCTATTTGAACGAATTGCTGCTAAAAGTAATTACTGATGCAAACGAGATTTTCTAATATGTTTGAAGATACGTCTGATGAATTACGTGAAGATGATTATTGTGATAAGTGTGATCTATGTGTGCGGAACTCTCTAATCCCCAGTAGGGGACAAGGACTGGAAGGGAGCGGAACTATCTTACATTTAGTTGCTGCTCCTAGTCCAGCCGATAGAAAGACTAAATACGTACTTAGTGGTAACACAGGTAAATTCATTAGACGTATTCTTGAAGATAAGAAATTACTTGCTTTATCGTATATTACTTCTGTTGTCAAATGTGGTACATCTCAGACTATTAATGCGAAAGCTATTGCTGAATGTTTTCCTAGACTTCAAAGAGAGATTGCTAGAGTTGAACCTAGTATGTTCATAACTTATGGTAAAGATCCATATTTTATTGTTAGTGGAGGTAAAGCTTTTCCTAAAGGTGGAGAAGGTATTGATGTACTTCCTAATGGTAAGATACATATTTATACTATGAGTCTTGAATATATGCGTAAGAATAATGACTATAGTTATCTTGATCGTGCTTATGATACAGCTATTATAGCTTATCGTAAATTTGTTAATCAATGGGTTATTTTAAAATAAATTATAATGAGTAATACAATTTCAATTTCAAATGAAAATTTCATTCAAGCTATTGCTGGTACTATTTATGCTATGCATCCTTATCATTTACCAGAAGATATTGATGTTATTATGAAACAAGTACGAGATAAATTAGATGCTATGCCTGATTGTAATAATATAATTGATGATACATTTAAATTATTTCGTTTTACGAATTGGGAAGATGTTCATAAATTTGTTAAAGATTTGGTTTATTGTAAAGAATTTGAAGCTTTAAATAAATCTAGAAAATCTAAAGATGGTAAAGGTAAAGATCCTGATATAGTTTTTATCTCTAGATATGATTCATCTAAACTTGAAACTTGTTATACAGATTTTATAGATTTAGATGCTTGTACTAGAAATATTACCAATTATATTATAAGTCTAGCTGAAGAAAGTGATTGTTTCTTATGTCTTTATGCAAAGAGTTATGGTTCTACAGAACATTCTAATTCTGAAATTTGTAGTAAATGTACTATTAATTCAGATTTTAGTAATAATTATAAAATACATCCTTTGGCTTTAAAACCTCATAATAAATGGACTGATGAAGAGAAAAAGATGTATAGCTTAGATTAAATCGTTATGACCATTAATAAATCCTCTACAACTACTTGGATATATGACTTGGAAATCTATCCGAATCTTTTCATGGCTACTTTTATACCTTATGGTATTCCTCAAGACGTTATTGATTTATATATTGCTGCTGATATAGCTAAGAATAAAGAAGATAAACGTCTTATTCTTGAAGCTATGGGTGTTAAGACTTTTATTATTTATAGAGCTTATCATGAAGATAAATTTGAACGTCAAAATATGACACCTGCTTCATGGGATGATTCTAATAATATTAGTAGTGGTATTGAAGGTCTTTATATGTTTTTTAAATCTCATAAAATTATCATTGGTTATAATAGTTTTAACTATGATATGACTATGCTTGATATATTCATTCATTATGCTCCTACATTTGATTGGAAGACTGGTCTTCGTGAAGATACTTATGGTAGGAAGCAACATATAACTGAATTTCTATTCGAGCATTCTCAGAAAGCTGTTGATAAGGATATGGGTGGTAAAACGTATCGTAGACTTCTTGATTTTTATAAAGGTCGTAGATATTTTCGTCCTTTTACCGATTTTGATATTCAAAAGATTCTATATCTTGATGCTACATTTGTTGCTCTTAAAGCTGTTATGATAGTTCTGAAATGGTATCGTATTCAAGATTTACCTATTCATTGGAGTTATCATATTAAACGTGATGAGATAGCACTTGTAACAGATTATAATATTAATGATGTTCTTGGTACTGATGCTCTTGTTAAGAATCAACAAAAAGAATTAGATCTTCGTGCTAAGCTAAGTGAGATGTATGCTATTGATCTACGTAATATGTCTCGTAGTTCTATTGGTAAGAATCTAATGACTAAATTCTATTCTGAATGGTCAGGTATGCCATCTTATGAGTTTGTTGATCTTAGAACTGAACGTAGTGCTGTGCCTATTGGTAAGATTGTTAAGGATAGTATTACATTCAAAACTCCTTTTTATAGGAAAATACTTGAAGCTATTCAAAGATATAGTATTTATATTGGTTTAGGTACGGCAAAGCAAAGTGAATTAAAACGAGAAAATATCGCTAATGGTATTGTTATTACTACTTGGAAAAAGAGTTTTCAATCTCTTGAGTTTTTATCTCATGATAAAGGTTATACTTTAGCCAAAGGAGGTCTTCATAGTAAAGATGATCCTAGAGTTATATGGGCTAATCCGGGTGAAGCTCTTGCTGATCCCGACGTTGCGAGCATGTACCCGAGCTTCATTGTTAATTATGGTGTTAGTCCTCATCATCTTTCATCTAAAGTTTTTCTAGGTATTGTTGAATGGCTTAGAACTACTCGACTTGATGCGAAACATAATGGTCGTAAATTAGAAGCTGATGCTTTAAAGATTGTTATTAATCGGATTTATGGAGCATTAAATGATGCTATGGATTATTTATATGATCCTGAGTGTACTTATACTGTTACTATAAATCTGCAATTATTATTATGTAACTTAATTGAATCTTTCGAACTTAATGGTTTTGATGTATTATCTGCTAATACTGATGGTTTACTTATAAGACGTCCTAATGACAGACTTGATTTATTTAATTATATCTGTAAAGAATGGGAAGATTATAGTAAACTCAGTTTAGATACAGAAGTATTTGAAAAGTATTGTAGAAGTGCTGTTAATGATTATATTGCTGTTGGATATGGTTTCTATGACGCTTTACAAGAGTATAATCGTTGTGGTGTCTGGATTGATTCTAAAGGTAATACTTATACTACACGTCAAGCTATTGAAGATAAATTTATTAAGTTTAAAGGTTATTTTCTTCAAGACCCTGAATATAATAAAGGTTTTGTTTATCCTGTTGTTAAGAAAGCTCTTAAAGAATATTTCCTTTATGGTGTTGATATTACTGAATTTATTAGAAATTATATCAATACTTCTCGTACTGCCATTTATGATTACTGTTTTAGTCAGAAAGTTGCTGGTAAATATACTACAATTTATAAGACAGTTAGAGATGGTAAACCTGTTTATATTAAGTGTCAAAAGCATAATCGTTTTTATATTTGTAAAAGTGGTGGAGGTGCTATAACAAAAGCTATTGTTCCTGATTCTGATAATATAGCGTATGGTGATGATATTAGTGGAATAGTTGTTGAAGAAGAGAAGTCGCTTGTTGCTGATCAGAGAGTAGCTTTATTTAATGATTACGAATATAAAGAAGATTATAATCTTAATTATGGTTTTTATATTAATGAAGCCTATAAGATTCTTTATGGTAATGGCAAAACAGGTAAAGGTGAACATCGTGGTATTAACAATAATAGTAATAACTTGTTTGGTTGGTAAGATATGAAGAGAGATAGAGCTGTTATTTATAAAGATTTTTATACCAATAAATTCTCAGCTGTTAAAGCTGTTATTGTTGTGTATTTAGATGCTGCCTTTGAAGATTTCTTTAATCAATATTCTTTCAATAGTAAGAACTTTAAAGATTACGACCATGATAAGATGCTTAAACATATTGTTTTTGATCTTTGTCGTATCATGGGTGATGCTGGCTTTAGGTTATATGAATTATTAACTGATTATGTTGACGATGTATATAATCGTAATGAGATAGAACAATGCGCTAGAGCTGTTCTTGATAATATTAAACTTACAGATGTTAATTAAGATAGATGAAAGATTACGATATTTCTGAAAAATATAAGCGTATTTATCAGGGTATTCTTAAATGGAAACAAGCTGGTTATAAAGGTCTATTTCAATATACTGAACGTATTGATATTCCTCTTGTAATTAGTGAGGTTATTCAACATGTAGCTAATCAAGTTGAAGCTGATCCTTATGTTCACATTGTAGTTCCTGATATTAAAACGAAAGATTCTCTTCGTAAACGCATTGTTTATACAGGTGTAGTTATAGATTTACTTAAAGATTTTATTGATCGTATCACTAAAACTTGTAAAGGTAAAGATATGCTATATGCTGATACGTTTGTGATGCTTGATTGTACAAATGAAGCTTATCATAAAGATGATACTTATTTCAAGAAGTTGAAAAAAGTAGCTGCTGATAGGTTTTTATTTGTTACTACGAAAAAGATTCCGGTTAATATGTTAAAAGCGTTTACTGCTTGTGGTATTCCGGTTGTTGATACTATAACTAAAGGTATGGCTTTGGAAGAAGGTTGGATTTCTCCTTATGTTATATATAATGTTGGTATTGAGTTTACAAGTGAAGAAAAAGAGTTATATAAACAGCTTACTGAACAAATCTCTTCTATGCTTTCTATATTTAAAGGTAAAGCTAAGATGGTAAATTATGAGTTTAGGAAGTTTACTCATCTACGTATGGATATGATAGAAGATGATATGGCTCTTATTAAAGCTTGTCACATGGGTGTTAATTATGTAAATAATCTTACTGATAAAGTAGAGCATATACATAGTGAAACAGTACGTAACATGGTTGCTGAAGTTATGGGTTGGAAAGCTAATCTTGATCTTTCTAATGACTATAATAAGCAAGTAGAAATGTATTGGAATCCCTACAATATACTCACTCGTACTAAAGCATTTAGTGATGCTATTGAGAAACGTTTAGAGTTATATAATAATAATCTTAATAAGAGAGAAGCTATTGCTACTGCTATTAAGAATATTAAAGGTAAAGGACTTGTTTTAAGTAAGACTCGTTCTATTACTAATTTTGTTGAGACTTTGGATTACTGTATGTGTTGGTATAAAGGTATGACTTCTAGGATTTGTTATGATTTCAATGGTCAGCCTTATACTTATACTACTGGTGCCAAGAAAGGTGAACCTAAAGTATTTGGTGATATCGGTATCCGAAAAGAATGTTTAAAGCATCTTGAACATGGTGATGTTTCTGTTATTGCTACAGATGAAGTTGCTAATGTGGTTTTTGATGTTGAGGATCTTACTACAATTATATGTACCTCTCCATATTGCAACCCATTTAAGACCATTTCCGACAAGAAAGAGGAACAACCATACATAAATAAGCCTACTATTATAATATGGCTTTATATGCAAGATTTCGCACTCAATTCGGACGATTACCGCACGTCAAAAGAGAAAGAAAAGCTCATTGATGCACAGAGTAAATTTACTACTGATATTGTCTGGACTAACGGCATTAAAGATGTTAAATTTTAATTTTTGATGATTTAGTGCTTACTATTGTTGCACACGTCAAAAATATTATCTACTTTTACCAATGGAAAATAAAGACAAAGAAAACGACAAAATGAGTGAAGAGGTTATTACAAATGATGCTACGAAAAACGGTGCTAATGCTGCTACTAATAAAGGTGAAGTTGTAAAAGCTAATAGTGGAGCTGTTGCACAAGCAAATAAAGATGTAATTACTCGTAATCTCGCTGTTCTTGGTGAATATAGAACTTTTGCTGAAAGTCTTATAAATACTGATCTTGGTGCGAGATTTAAAGAAAATGTAACTAAAGATGGAACTGTCACTGAAGTTATTAACATTGATAACATGGTTACTTGTTTATTAACTGGGCAGGAATTAGGTCTTTCTCCTATGACTTCTCTAGCTTATGGTCGTAATCTTAATCTCGACGCTATTCAAAAGGTTGAACTTGGTAAAACTCTTGGTCTTTCTGTTACCGCTTCTTTAAAGAATATATTCTGTTTTGAAAGTGGTGGTACTAGACAAGTTTATACGGGAATTAATGTTGTTGAAGGTTGTCTTAATAAACATCATATTGATATTGAGATTGACGAAGACTTTGTTCCCGTATATGAATATTTTAATGTTCAGCTAAGTAAACCCATTATTGAATTTAAACCTGAACGTCACATTGATATTGATGAATATAATGATGATTATGTTCGTAAAATGATGGCGGAACAAGGTATGATTCCTGTTACTCGTATTGTTAAGACTTATCGTACAACTGTTACTCTTGTTCGTAAAGGTAAAAGAACTACAATTTCTTATACTCTTCAAGAAGCTATTGACGCTGGTCTTAAATCGGGTAAGAACTCAATTACCGGTACTGATGTTAAAGGTAAAGATAATTGGGATAAACACACTCGTTCTCTTATGAGAAAAATGGCGATTATGATCGCTGCTCGTATCTGCGCTAATGATATTCTTAACGGAATGTATTGTGATGTTGAACTTAAAGACGTTAAATCTATTAATGATGATTACGTTGATGTTCAATATGTAGAAGCAGATGATAACGCAAATTATTAAAGAATAAATACCGTTTGTGGTAGTGATATTGCAAACATCTATCTTACATAAACTATTAATAAAGTTAAAGTCATGGAAAAATTTAATTTTGATTTCTTGAAAGCTGGTATCAATGAAGGTCGTTTTGAAACTGTAGCTAAAGCTGCTAAAGTAAGTGATGAAATTCGTCCGGAGTTGGTGGTGAACATCTCTATCAACAAGATGTGTATTAACGGTCTTGCATCTAAGATGCTTAACATTGAAACAGGCGACTATATGAAAGCTATGGTCTTGACTGCTGATCAATGTGAGAACGATGTGAACAAGAAGTTCTTCATTATGGTTTCTAAAGTGAAAACTGACGACATGATGACTCTTGCTGCTGTCGGTAAAACTAAAGGTGTTGGTCGTAAATTGTTCTGCTCTTACGCAGCTTGTTACTCTCAATTCTTGCAGAACACACCAGATGCACAAGCTATCACAGCTGATAAGTTGGTTGAACTTGGCTATGCTTACGGAATTGATAAGAAAGATTCTGAGGGTAAACCTTATACGAAGTATACCGCTAACCGCGAGGTTCACTACGAATTGGTTGATACCGGTATCGACTATCCGAACTCTGACGGCTCTATGTTACGTATCTGGGCTTGTGTGAACGCACAGATTATCGACCGTCCTTACGATCCGTCTGTTGAAGCTGAAACTGCTGCTGATGATGCAGAAAATAAGAAAGTTGATACACTGGAAACTATAGCCGATACCGTAGATGCTGAAATTGCTGCTAATGCATCGAAAGAAGCACTCGCTGCTCAAGAAACCACTGGTGACGGGGATGATATTTAATCTATATCCGTGACAACACATTGCTTAGCTAAGCAAATCTATCTTACAAAAAGAGGGACTATTAAGGTTCCTCTTTTTTTTACTCTTTAAATTACTTATAAAATGAGTGAAGTTAATAAAAGTCAAGCTGCTGCCGGAGTTATTAATTTTGGTGAGGTTGTAGTTACCCAAGACAAGAAGTTTAAACCTCGTGAAGAGTTCAACAATTTGTGTCAGGCACATCTCGTATCTGTTGAGATCAAAGAAACCGAAACTCCTAAAGTAGATGAGAACGGTGTTGCATCCACCTATGAGTATGCCGGTATTCCTGTACCAACTATTGTTTTCCGTTATAAAGAAGAACCCGTTCCCGGTGATGAAGTTGATCGGTTTTATACTGATTCTTTCCGTATCGTCACTACTCGCAAAACTGACGGAACTGCTGTAGATGTTAAAACGTTTACCTCTTTGATTACGGAAGCGTACCGGAATTGTCGTCACCGTCTCGATGCTTATATCGGTTGTCCTAACTTCGTTGAACCCGGCTTTCCTCAACCTATTGATATGAACGCTGATATTAACGGTCGTATCGCTCAATGGAAAGCATTTTGTGAGTTCTTTGTTAAAGCATTCAATGTTGGCAAAGAGGGTAAGCCTGTATTCTTAGATGAAAAAGGTGAACCTATTGTTGTTTGGATGAAGCTTCTTGCTCATTATGGTGATCGTAAGTATCTTTGTACTCCGGGCTTTGTTGGTCAAGGTTATGTTGAACGTGTTATTAACGGCAAAAAACCTTCAATTGAGATTCTTCCGGGTGAGACTGTTGAACTCTCTAAAGATGCTGATAAAGACGAGAAACCTGCTGGTGCAGCCGCTGAAGCTGGCGTTGCTATGGATTACGGTTCCGGTCAAAGCGTTAATGCTGATGCAATTAATGCTTTAAAGAATCGTTATGCTGGTAACGGTGGTACTCCGGGTAAATATTAAGATGTAACTTAGACTTTTGAAGAGGGTAGAGCAATCTATCCTCTTTTTTTTGTGTCTATTGGTTTTGTGCATAGTGTTGCTAACACTCCGCACGTGACCTCACCTTGTTCCCTACTGGGGATTGCAAACGCTACAAAAGATGTAAATATGTGGAGTACAAGTGATAAAGATTATATTTTGAATACACTTGATCAAGTACATATTTATTCTGTCTTTCTTAATGTTCCTGAAACAGAGATAAATAATTGTATTTGTTTACGCAATTATAAAATCTCTAATCCTCTTCGTTATGATCCTAATCCTTCAGTTAGTTTTAAATGGTATGGTAATAAGCTGATATTTCGTGATTTTGCTGATTATCGTTATCGTGGTGATGTATTTGAAATTGTTGGTCTAGTTCTTAAAAAGAATTGTACTAACAATAAAGACTTCGTTGAAATATGTTCTAATATCATCGAATATGCTTCTGATGTTCTTAATGATTCACCTTATGTTAATCGTGTATATCAAGCTCAGAATAAGATTATCAATAATGAATTTCGTGTTATTACAACTGTAAATCGTAAAATGACTTTTTATGATTATAGGTATTATAATCAATTTGGTGTTACTAATGATCTCGTAGATAAATACGTGAAAGCTATTGAATCTTTTAAGATTGATGGTGTTAGTAATCCATATTATTATACTCGTCATGATCCTTGTTATGAATATCAAGTTAATGATGGTTGTATTAAACTCTATTTTCCATTTAGAAATAAGCATACTGCTAATCGTTTCATTACTAATAATAAGTGTCCTCTTGAAAATCTTGAGACTTTAACTGATACTAATTATAAGTTGATTGTTAAATCTCAAAAGGATAAACTATTGATGTTACGAATACTGAGAGAATTGAGAATTAATGATGTTGGAGTTTATGTGATTGCAAGTGAAACTGCTAAACTTCCTGATGATATTGTTGATGTTTTACGAAAAACTACTAGGATTCAAGTTTATGTTATGCTTGACACTGATAATACTGGTCTTACTTCCGCTATCGAATATGAAAAGAATTATGGCTTTATTGCTTTGTTCATGACTAAAGGTTATAGTGCTAAAGATCCTACAGATTTAGTTCGTATTACAGATTATAACTTCGTTAAGAAAAAGTTTGCTAATATGTATTTAAATGAGATCGTAAATGGTAAAAAAGGAGGAGTTGTGCCCTGATGCGCAACGGCTATTATGTGAGGGTGTTCCTCTTAGAGCTTTAGGTGATGGTACTAGGTACTTCTTATATCCTATGAATAAGACTGATTATAATATTGTTATTGATGCTGTTAAACAGCTTCGTGAAGCTATGAGTAAGATGTCTTATCAAAATGCTCAAATTAAACTAAATCAATTCGTTCATACTTGGGGTTTTAATCCTTTTAAAGAAGGTGCATTTATGGGCGAAACTAAGATTAAGTCTGATGAGGACTTTAAGATTGTTGAAACTCTCTTTGAAGTTGTTCAAGGTAAACTTCACAATAAACAAGCATTAACTGGTAGTTATCAATGTTTTTGTCATAAGAACTTTAAAACTATTGCTTATGCTCCTCATAAGACTATTCGTGATTCTTGGAATTGTATGCTGATTGCATATAATAATCCTACGCATTGTATTGTTTTATCGCATAACGTTGATGAAGATGGCAACCGTATATGGGGATGATAACGTTACTACTCTTTACAAGCGTGATGCACTGGGGCGTATTGTGTTTTGGAGGATTGAGACTGACGGAAGCCACGAGAGGGTGTCATACGGCTTGTTTGAGCGACTTTCAGATGTCGGACAGGTAATTGTATCAGCTTCAACAAAGACTTCTTATAAGAGCCAAATCAAGCGTAAAATCGATCGAGGATACAAGACGGCAGAAATGTATGGTGTTACTAGTGATATGTATGAGAGTGCTAATCAACTTCATGATCTACTAGATAACGTTATTCCTAAATTTGCTACTGATGCAAACAATGTTGATAAACCTATGAAGTGTCAAAAGTGGAAAACTGGCATTTTTGATTATTCTAATGGTGCTTTTGCTGATCCTAAGATTAACGGTGTTCGTTGTACTATTAAGTTGGATGAAGTTGATAATGGATTATTTGGTAAAACTAAAGAAGTTGTTATTCGTAGTAAAGAAGGTCTTCGTTATAATGTAAAACATATTGAAGATGCTTTTATGACTTATGTTTATTGTACTCCCAATTATAGAAATATTACTTTTGATGGTGAGCTTTATATTAAAGATCAAAAGAATACTACTATTGGTGGTGCTGCACGTAATCCTAAGAATCCTCTTCATAAATATCTTCAATTTGTGAATTTTGATCTTAGTATTCCTGATGTTTCTAATAGAGATCGTTTTCATCTTAGAAGAAATATATTAAGAAAAGCCTTTAGTTTAGCTGTTAATAATGATGATGATTGTATTTTTATACAAGATATTCCTGAAGAACATGATGATACTAAAAATGCTAAAATAGTTTCATTATGTTCTATTAATATTAAAGGTGATTCTGATGTTGAAGCTTATAGAGATCGTTGTATTGCAGCCGGTTATGAAGGTTGTGTTGTTCGCTCTAAGATTGCAGAATATAAATTCGGTTCTCGTCCACAAACTATGATGAAAGCTAAACAATGTGAAGAGACTGAATGTTTGTGTTTAGACATTCTCGTTGATCCTATAACTAAAATTGTTGATGGTCATGAGGTAGTTTATAATTATGCTAAGTTCAAATGTAAGAATGATTTAAATGCTGAAACATTTGAAGTTAAGCCTACAGCTATTTATAATGGCAATACCGATAATACTATGACAAGTGATTATATTCTTAGTCATAAGAATGAATTTATCGGTAAAATGCTTGCCATTAAGTTTTATGAACGTACAGATAAGAACATTCCGTTTAATGCTAATGCTTACGGAGTTCGTGATTATGAATCTAACGATTAATTACATATAATGGAAGATACAAATCCTTTTAAAGAAAAAGAGGAAATTAAACAAGACATTCCTGTTGATAGTTCTCCTTCTAAAGCTGAAGAAGAATTATCTGCACTTGCTATTACAACTGAGAAGTATAAACCTATTGTAATAAATGGTATTTCAATTCCGTCTGTTGTTAGAACAGATGCTCCTGATAAACCATATATAGTTACAGAGCCTCGAACTGTTGCTGATTTATCTAAGGATGAAGTTGATTGGCTTAATACCAATATTAATTTCATTCTTGATGCTACAGGTGAGTTTATTCCTGTTACTAGTGGTAATCAATTTGTATTCTATCAAACTCTTTTGAAAATTCAGTATTATATTTATGCTCATAATATTCCAATTGAGTTCTTTGATGGTAACAATGAAAAAGCTCGCTATTATAAGATTTGGAATATCGGTTATTTGATCGACAATGAAAATTATGATAGTGCTTATGAACCTCAATTTCATATTTGTGTTGATAGTAACATGAGTGCTAAAGTTGAGTCTCGTGATCATGCTATTAAGATGTTTAACAGATATACTTATAATCTATTTAAGGAGGCTGTGAAACTTATAGATTATAAAGTTCCTAAAGGTAGTTCTTTAGCTATTGCTAAATGTTCTGCAAGACTTATATTTGATACTATTGAAGATTTTGAAGCTTGGATTAAAGATAGTGTTATCCCAGCTACAGAAGCTCCTACAAATAATCATATTCTTTCATTCTTCCCTAAACTTAATCCTTTGTATCTAAATTCTAAAGTTAGAACACTTGATACGTTTAGTTTCTATGCTAATCCTAAAGCATGGATTGCTCAGAATGAAGCTGGTAATACTTATAAAGCTAAGTTTAATATTTTGATGTTTCCTGAGTTTATTGGAGCATTAACTATTACAACTTATCATTCAGCCGCTAAGACGATTGAAGTTAATATGGAACAACTTTCTAATCGTCTTAAAGCTATTGCAGAAAGTCATATTTATAAAAAGGCTTAGCTATGGATGCTGTTAGTAGTGTTACTAAAGAAATGTTTCGTAGATATTTTATAGCAGCACTTGTTAGCATTGGTATTCCACTTGATCAAGCTAATTTGTTTTGTTGTATGAATCAACGTAAACGTCTCATGGATTTTGGTATTTGTACCGTTATTTCTATGAAGCTTGATGAGTTTATGGAAGCTAGAGTTCCTGATTATAAAGGTTGTATGCCTAAAGATGATTGGGAAGCTATTATAAATTATAACTTTTCAGAGGATTAAGATATGAAAGTTGTTATTACTAAACATTTTCCTTTTGGTAAGTTTGTTGCTATTAATATGTTTGCTAGACTTTATCTTAAAGATAAAGATAAATCTAGGCTTACATTAATGATTAGGTATCCTAATAGATATTTTAAACTTATTCAACATGAACGTTCTCATACTAAACAACAGAATGACCTCTTAGGTATATTCTTTTATGTATGGTACGTCATTGAATGGTTCTTTAAACTCTTCACTGAAGGTAAGGCTTATCGTGAACTTTGTTTCGAGCGTGAAGCTAGAGCAAATGAGACTAATGTAGATTCTTATAATGTTATTGTACATTACAAAAATGGTAAAGCTTATACTATTATGCAAGATAGTATTCCTATTTGTACTTATTATGACATTGATGATGTTATCAAAAATATTGATAATATTAAGTATCTTGAGTTTAAACCTTTGAATATTAAAGGTAGTCTTATTAATCGTAAGTGGGGCAGTTGGTTGAGATATGTATTTAAAAGATAATATGGGTTGATTTCTTATTCAATTATAGCCTATGCTGTGAAGCACGCTGTTGAAGCCGCTGGTTTTAATTGACTAGCGGCTATTTTTGTTTAATTTAAAATTGTTATTATGAATTTTGGAAAAACTATTGAACGTGTTAAGACTCGTTCTTATATTGCTAGACGAGCTAATTGGGATGATGATATGTTTATATTTGCACAAATTCCTGCAAATATAAATGAAGAAACTATTCCTAAAATGCAAAGTCTTCCGGATGTTGTTAAACGTGAGATTATAGAAGCTGGTATTACTAGTCTTAGTTATCAGAATCAAATTTGTAAGTTTGATAATGGTAATATTACTTATTATACACCTACTGGTAATGAGATTTTTGCTGATGATTGGGAAACTAAGAGTGATGATACTCTAGCTGAATGGGAATATTTATGACACCTGAAAATGTAAATGCTGTTATAGATACTGTTAAAGGTACTGTATTACCCAGTGAAAGAATTGCTATGTTTAATAAAGCTTGTGCAATCGATCCTCATGATACAGTAGTTATTGAAGAGCTATCTGAACTTATTAAAGCTGTTTCTAAGATTAATAGATGTCATAATAATAAACATCTTAAAAGTCTTATGGAAGAAATTGCTGATGTTAGAATTGTTATTGAGCGTATCATGTGTAAATATAATATTAAAGAAGACGATATTGATAAGCTCGTAGTGTTTAAAATAAATCATTTTATTGATCGCTATGGCATCTAAAAATAAAAATGATCAAGTAAATCATCCTAAACATTATACTTCTGATCCTAGTGGTATTGAATGTATTGATGTTACTCGTCATAGAAATTTTAATATAGGTAATGCTATTAAATATCTATGGAGAGCGGGTCTTAAAGAAGACAAAGATCATAAGCTTATTGATAAACAAATTGAAGATCTTAATAAAGCTGTTTGGTATCTTGTAGATGAAATTCATCGTCTTGGTGGTAGATGTACTGTTAAGACTGATTCAATTAATACTTGTTTACCTATCGATAATGAAAGTATTATTGATGCTGTTATGAATTATTCTAAAGTTGTTGACGGTACTTGTAAAACTCTTTTAGGTGTTGGTGGTAATAATGATGAATGTAGAGGGATATTACGTCGTACAATTGAAGATCATATTGATTATTGGTATAGAGTTCAAAAAGATGGTGGACAAACTAAACTTGATATGTGATGAAATTTGTTAGACCTGTTAGTGTTATTCATACAGCTCATAATCTTAAAGGTGGTCTTCAATTAGCAGAATTTGCTGGTCGTCTTTGTTATAAATCTGAAGGTAAGATTAAACCCGGAAGTTACGTTAAGTTTCTTTTGATGCTTATTGATAAAGGTCATACTTCGATTCTTGAGCATTGTCCTATTTATGTTTGTGGTTATCATGATATGATGAGTATTGAAATGATAAACATTAGGCATTCTGCTTTTTCTCGTTTTGTTTCTGATATTAAAGATGCAAGACCTGATTCTCATTTCTATTATATCTACACTAATCTTCGTGTTGTATATAATGAAAGTCCTGAATTAGCTAAAGCTCTTATTCAGACTTCTACTATGGAAGGTGATGAGATTTGGAAAGCTCATGGTGTTGCTTGGTTTGTTCCAAAATTCGATCATCCTTTCGCTCGTATGAGTGCATATATAACTACTCTTAGAAGTATAGTTGATGAACTTGTACGTGAATGTATTCAATCTTGTGCTGTTGAATCAACTCGTTGGTGTGATTATTCTAATGATTCTAAATTTAATGGTGTTACATTTTGTTTACCTCATTGGGTTAATTCTAATGTTTTTGATAATGCTATTAATAATTTTATTAGACTTATTCAAGAAGTAGATGATTCTTTAAGTAAAATTAATAAACTTCAAGCTTATTATTCTAGAGCTTATGTTTTATATGAAGGTGCTTCAGATATTAATTATAAAAAAGTTTATCATTATATTAAAACTTGTATTATTAATGAACTTTCATATTATGAAGCTAAAGATATTCTTAAATTACCTGCACAAGATGCTCGTGAATATTTACCTTTAGGTATTAAAAGTGAAATCTATTATACAGGATTTAATGAAGATTGGGATAATATAATTGATAAACGTTTATATGATAAATTTGGTAAATCTCATCCTAATATGCATATTATAATGAAACAATGTAAAGATCATCTTGATGTAATTAGAACTTCTTAAAAAGCTATTATTGATTCAGATCATGGCAGAGAAAGTGAAAGTGCAGGTGAATAGATTACCAGCATTTATACCTCTTGATATTTATATTAAATATTACGGTAAACCTACTACTGTATTTGAACAAAGTAATTTAGATTTACCTGTAAGTTATTATGATACTCTAACTGAAGGTATGAGTCTTATTCATAGACCTTTTGTTGCAGGTTGGGCTAGTGTTCCTACTAATACTTTATTAGTTAAGGATACAATGGTTCGTTTTAAAGAGATTGAAGATTATAGTCATTACCAAACTGAATTGAATTTCGATGAATCTGTTTGAAATACAAGCTAATATTGATAGGATATTAGAATATGCTGCCGAGAATGGTGGAGATATAGGAGAAAGTGGCGCTGAGGAACTTGCGATTAGTGAAGAGGAACTCGGTGAGAAACTTTATGCTTATGCTTTTGTTATAGATCGTTATAACACTGATATAGCATTACTTAAACAATACAAGCAAGCTCTTGATGATCGTGTTAAACGTACTGAGAAAAAGATTAACCGTCTTAAAGATGTTATGGCTGAATGTGCTTATAAGTACGGTGAACCGGTATTAAAGAAGAATACTGAAACTGGTATTAAAGAGCCTACTGGTAGTATGTCTCTTAAATATCCGAATATTACTATTAGTGTTCGTAAAGGTCAGGAAGTTGTTACAGATACGGAAATGTTTAATAGCTTTCTTAATCAAATGTATCAATACTTTGAAAATCCATCTGTTGATACAATACCCGCGAACATTGATGCTATTAAAGGTTTTATTGATGTTAAACTCGATAAAGGTTTAAATCTTGATAAAGCTAATAAGATTAAAGCTATTCTCGCTGAACATGGAATTGTTTTTGAAGAAGGTGATTTCAAATTCTATGTTAATAGTACTAATCTTAAAGAAACATTGAATCAATCTCCTGAAGGTCTTGATGCTTGGACGCTTCAAGAAAAGGATATTGTTACAATTAAGAAATAAACTTCTATTGAAACAAAGTATATTATGCCTTTTGTAAATTATCAAAGACGTCCTCTCGTATTTAATGAAATGGGTAAACCTATCAATGATTTGAGTATGGAGGATGCTATTAAAGAAGCAAATCTTGGTTATAAAGTAGGTATTAAAGAGACTCGTGTTCGTCTTGAAGATCCTGCTAATCCGGGTAGCTTTCTGTTATATAAAGTTCCTAACAGTTTTGCTACTTATAGAGAAGATACAAATCATGTATTTGGTGCTGTTGGTTCTAAGTACGAAGTTGTACAGAACTCTGTAGCTCTTGATTTTATTAATCAAATATGTGATTACGATAAGAGTGTTTGTATTGAAACTGCCGGTTGCTATAAGAATGGCGCAAGTATGCTTGTAACTGCAAAATTCCCTGATGCTATCACTATTGATAATAAAGATCTTATTGATAAGTATCTCTTATTTACCAATAGTCATGATGGTTCTGGATTAATCACGTGTGCTGTTACAAATATTCGTGTTATTTGTAATAATATACTTAATCAAGCTATTAAAAATGCAACACAACAGTTTTCTTTTAAACATACAAAGAATGTTCACAACGCTATTATGAGTGCTGTGAATAGTATTCGTGCTACGCATATCTATCATGAAGCTATGCAAGAATCTATGCAAGCTCTTAAAGCCATTAATATTAAATCTAATAATATGACTGGCTTTGTGTATAATCTGTTTCTTAATGATGAACAACAAGAGCACATGAAGCTTAGAACTAATATCTTTGCTGCTGATAAGGATATTATTTCTACTAAGACTCAAAATAAAGTCAAATCTGTTCTTGATACTATCGAGAATGGTGTTGGTCAAGAGTTACATCGTGGTACTGTGCTTTGGCTTTACAACGGTGTGAGTTGTTATCTGAATAATGTTGTTGATTATAAGTCTTCTGAAGATCGCTTTGAAGCTCTTACTAAAAAAGGTGCTTATAAGCTAAATCAAAAGGCTTATGATCTTGCCTTAACGGCACTAAGAGCTGCATAATGGAAGAAACTAAAACACATACGTGTTATATTGAAGTTGATGGGAATGTGATTACTCGTGATGCAAATGGAACTCTTATTCAAGAATTTACTGGTAATTGGTCTGTTTTGCATAAGGTGTATAGATTCGCTACTATGACCGCTGCTGAAAAGCAAAAGTATAAGCGTTTATCTCCTAATCTTTATATTGGTAGTATTAAGTATGTTATGAGACATCCGGGTACTAACAGTAGTTTTGTTATTACTTCTACTCAAATTAAGAAGATTCTACCTTTCATTGTTAATGTCAATAAAGTTAACTTTGGTGGACTTAGTGAATGTGGCGAAAGTGAGGGATACTATTAATACTTCTAAGCATAGTGCTGTTACAAGTGCTATGCTTAGTTCCGCTCTTGATCACACCATGTTCCCTACTGGGGTTTGGAAAGCTACTCTTAGCGTTTCTAATGCTAGTCGTATTAACGTTAGTGCAAATCATCATAGCCGTATGGTTAAAACGACTTCAATAGAGGCTCATAGAGACACTTTCTTTTGTGATATGAACTAATTATCGTCTGCCAATAGATAATCAATATATGAAGCCCGCAGGTGGCAAAAATGGCATTGTGGAGCATTGCAGACCCCGGTAGAGAGATAGATGTGGAACGGGGCGGAGCGTTCGCAATGACACGAGCAGGAGTATGAGTAGTATAGATACAAGAAGAGAGAGGACTGACAGTATTATCTGAAAGCCCTCTCTCATTTTTTTAAGTCCAACAGAAGTCCTTACTTATTTAGTTCAACTATCATCTGTAATATTGGGTTCTGTTGCATATAGTATGTATTGTTCTTTGGTAAATAGAACATCTTGTTGTATTGATTGAATAACGGAATAGTTTTCTTAAATGCAATCCAACGTTTATCTTCATCTTTATATGTACCTCTATCATAAAGCATTTCTTCATCATCTACAATCATTGGAGCAATAAGTGTCCAATAAGCAAGATTAAGAACATTAGACATACTTGTTTCAAAAGGTATAGGTGCCTCCATAGTACGTTTATAGAATGAATAAAGACCCCAAGGTGAAGTTTCATAAAGTTCAGTTTGAACACCATAAATAGTATAACAAGCAAGAGCAAAGAATCGATTTTCATCAAGTTCATCGTCATCATCTTTTGCAGCATATAGACTAGCAGCTACAAGAGATAAACCAACAAGAGTTGTAAAATTAAACATGGCTCTTTTTATATTAGCCTTTTGAGCTTGAGGTAGAGTATTATATCTAAAGTTTATATCTTTGAACCAATATAATAAACCGCAGAACCCATTGAATATAGCTTTAGCTTTAGTAGCAAAATCAATGTCTTCGTCATTTTCTATAGCTTTATCAATAGTTTCTCTATAAGCACTTTTGCCATTAGATAATAGAAAATTTATCATATCCATGTAAGCACCACTTCTATAAGATTCAAGACGTTCATCAAATACAATTTTACCTACACGTTTACCCCAATATCTAATAAAGTTAGGACGAAGCCATTTACGGAATTGAAGAATAACCTCTCCCCACATCTTACCAGATAACATAGATTTATCAAAAGTATTATAAATACCATGAAGACTATGATTAACACCTTTAACTTTACCTAAGAATTTAGCAAAATCTTCAAGAGTTATATTACTTTCAGCTTTAATTGAAGCGATACCATCTTTAAGTTCAAAAGCATCATATATAACTTGATTCTTTTCAAACTCAACTCTAGCATTCTTAAGACCTTCTTTATAAGCCTTAGCGTAATTAGATTTCCATTCGTTAGTAAAGTTATTAGCACGATAAGCAATAAATCGAGAAAGATAATCTATAAATTCAACGTTATTGCCTTTAACAGATTCTTGTTTATCTTTATATGCTTTATACTTAGTATAAGTTTCATCATCAACCATATTTCTAAAGAGACGTTCTCTAAGTGAGAATACGAATTGATCATAATTCATAATAGTACCTGCAACAATGCGATGAGTTTGCATAGCTGACAAGAAAGTAGCGAATTGCAAATAATGCTCACCGATAGTATTAGGAGCAAACATCACATTATCCCATTTAGACATACTAAGAGAAACAATATTAGTCTTAGTATCTACTCCAGCTTCAATATGATCTTCAAAAATATTACCAGCTAACTTCATTAAAGCTGCATCAAGATTATTACAAGTATATTCACCAAGTGATGCCCATAATGATGGAAGAGCTTTAACATACATTTCATGAGCTTTAAGAAGTGTAGCTTTAGTAGTAAATTCACCACCAGTTGCTTCGCTTACAATATTGATATGACCTGTACCAATATTCTTTAAAGCAGCAGTTAAGTTCATCCACATAAGAGATTTACTATTAACTGTATGAAGTATATTAAGAAGTTGATCAGTTAATGTATTAATACGATTCTTACCTTCAAAAGCATCATAGAATTTTTTAAATCTATCAAATGCTTCTGTTTCTTTACCTTTACGAGAAACAACTTCAGTTTTATGAGTATAAAGAGATAGAATCTTATTAATAACATTCTTACTCTTAACACCATATTCACGAGCTTGGAACTCAGGCATAGCAAGAATAGTTTGCAGAAGATTAAGTTCAGGCTCAAAGTCACGATTAACTTTAATATGTTTAAGCTGATTAATATAATTAAGAGTAACATTCATAGGGTCAAAGTTCATACGATCTCTAACATCACCTAATTGTTTATCAGATAACTCTTTATTATATTCGATAATATCTGCAATAGAAGTAATAGGTTTATAATAGCCTCTATGTTTAGCTATTTTATTAGCTTTTTCAATTAGAGCATCATAAGCTTCTTTATTTGTAATAGCGTAGAGATCATACTTAATACGACCTATAACTTCTGGACGATTAAGTGCAGTAGCTTTAAGATAGTATTGAGTCTCTCCACTAAGTGTATTTTTATAATCATCTTCTTGTAATTCGTGATAACCAACAAGTTGTTTAAGAGCATTCACATGATTAGCAGATATGAAAGTCGGGAAGAAACTAGCAGATCTAACAGTGTTAGGCATTGCAACATCATTAAGTTCTGCAAACATCTCTTGCATTTCAACTATCATATCAATATCAGAATGAGTAAGTTTACTAAACTTAGCGTCTCTATAATCAGCTTTTGCAGTTTGAACTTGAAGAAGAACTCGATTAGTAGTTTGACCTCTAACACTAAGTTCAATATTATTAGCTTCAGCAAATTTCTTACGAATCTTAGATTTATAGACACGTTCAATTAGCTTAGTATAATAGTATGCTTCTTCGGCACTAAGATTAGGAAAATACTTCTTAGGATTATTATATACATCTTCAAGATCAAGTTCAAGTCTACCTTTAATAATTTTAGCAGGCATTGAAACATTCATAGTAGAGTATATAGTTTTACCTACAGCATGAACTCTTTTCTTATGTTCTTTCTCAAGTTTAGCAAGAGCATCTTGAGCTTTCTTAACTGTAGCAAAATCGTCAGATTCTAATAGAGGTTCTAACTCAGATCTTCTCTTAATATAATCATCGTATTCACGAGCTTTACCAATTTGATAATCATAGTTGGCTTTAGTCATATCAAACGGTGTAACAAGTTGACAATTAGCTTCATTAATGAATCTAGCTTTAAAGTCATTAGAACGAGATTGAGAAAAAGTCATATCAGGTTTACCATTAGACTTTTCTTTATAGAATCTATCATACTTCTTAAATAATGCGAATGTACGCTTATTATTATTGAAAGCAAATTCAGTAGCATTAAGAGTATGGAACTCATATTGAGAAAGAACTGTATCAATGATTGGAATACCACTTTGAGCAGCAGAATCTAACCATTTAATAACAGTAGATAAATCAAGATTATCACCGAGCATACGACGAATATTCTCTTGAATATCTCTTTCATTTATAGTATAAACGCCAATTTCATCAGCATTAAAACCGTTTTCAACAAGCTTATCTTGAATATACTTAAACTTAGTATTGAAAGCAGGATTATGACTTCTTTGATTGATTAAGAAACCAAAGTAAATCTTAGAAGCATCAACAACTTTACGTTTAAGAGACATAATCTCAGCATATAAACCTTTAAGATTAAGAAGAGCTTCATTAAATTCTGCAACACTATCTTTAGTATTTTGAGAAGCATTTTCAAAACTAGCTTCGTCAATAGGATTTAGATCTTCAATATAAGCTTGAGACTTTATAAGACTACTGAGTTTATTCAGATCAGTAACCCATTGTTTACGATCAGCAACAGTACCTTTAGTCCAAAGCTTAAATATAGTATCAGTATCCATTGGCATTTGAATAGCTTTAATCATATCTTTAACATTCTCTAGTATATTAGCATTATACTTGAATGTTTCAACATAATTAGGAAGACTATTCATATCTCTACCAAGTCTAGCAATTTCACTTTGAGCTTTAGTATCAAGCTTATCAAGATTAGTATTGAGTTCACCCATGAGATTCATTTCATCTCTAAGAAGTTTAGTATTACCGATAGCAGTCTTTTCAACTTCATAAAGAGTATTAATAAATTCAAGGTTTGACATGCTAATTCCAGTATTATCATCAGCTATGAACTCTGTATCTAAGACTTTAGAGAACTTAGGAGTTGAGCTATTAATAGTATGAACAGTGGTATTAAGATCTTTTTTAATACCAATGTAATCAACTATAATATCATTGATACCATCAGCTTGAATTGCACTAACATTAGCCGGATTTAGCCTTTGAATAAGCCTGTCTAAGCCCTTAAAAAGTTGTCCTTGTATTGTTAATCGTTTCAATTGAGAAAGCGTCTCTCCGTTGCCGACAAGTGCCAAATTTTGGATTTCTGAGGGCAATGTATCGGTATCGAAAGTATTATTGATAGCAGCCTGCAATGGGATAGTAGTAATAGCAGAAGTATCAATAAGACCTCTATATGTATCAGATTCATTACCAATATAAATTGTATAATCAGCGTTACTTGTAGCAGCGTCTATAGCTGATGTAAGACTGTTATGAGTTTCTACATTAGTAACAGATGAATTAAATCTACGATAGAACTTACTCAAAATAGTAGCAAGTTTCTCGTATATTTCTTGAGCTTCAATGTTATATTTATAGTAATCATTAGCTGTAGTAAGATATTCAGATTTAAACGTTTTATTAATAGGATAATAGAACGTACAATCATTAATATCAAAACGCTTATAAAGCATACCTTCAGGTAATTGAGCTTTGTAAGTCTTTTTAAGACCAGTAAGTTCTTTATCAATTACCTTTTCACGAGTCTTAAGATATACATCATCAGCATAACTAGAATTATTTACATATCTAGTAGGTTCAAAGATCATTTGACCAACGATGTTCCAAATATCATTATGTTTAATACCAATAGCATTTTTAATAACACTATTAAGAGCATCTTCTATATACTTACGAGTTTCAAGATCAACATCTTTATGCCATTCATTAGCTACTGCACCTTTAAGATCAAATACAGCTCTAGAGAAATTACTCTTAGTAATCTTAGTAAAAGTAGGAGTTTGATCTTTAACTTTACTCTTCTTACCATTAGTATCATAAATATATTCAGGTTTCATATATTTAACGATACGAGTATTCTCTGAATTAGCACGAACAAAAGCTTCGATAAAAACATCAAGTTCTTCGTTAGTTCTAAGAAGAATATTATCTTCATTCGCTTGACTAGAATAAAGAGCTTCAGCATAGTTATAAAGAGCAGCATTTTCTGAACGGAAGTTACTACCACCATCAGTAATACCTTGTTCTCTCATAGCTAATCTAATATCTCTATCGCTAGTACCGTCAATAGATTCAAAATTAATAGAATCAAATTGATCTCCCCATGAAGTCTTATAAGCACTTACATAATTACCGTCTTTAGTCTTGAATTTACCATAAAGATCAATAGGAATATACTTAGAAAGATTACGACCAAAATCAAGTTTATTAACCCAGAATGCGTATTTAACTAAGTTCTCACCAAGAATACGACAATACTCATCAGGACTATTAATAAGCTGAAAGAATGTATCTCTAGTAAAATCAACATCATCACTTTCCTTAGTTGAAATAGAAATATATCCAGTTCTTACAATTGTACTCTCCATAGTATTAGGAGAAAGCAATGAAAGAATATGATTAGGATTAAGTCTAAGATTACCTTTAGTAACATATTGACCATTTACAGCAACATATCTACCATCAGTAAGTGTATTCTTAACCATAGCTAATTGAATACCAACAGGTAATTCTTTAAACATAGCTATTTTTTCATCATGAGTATAATTTCTACTTTCAAGTTCATTGTACCAATTTTTAAGATTGACATTAGTAAGAGCTAAATCAACAGCACCTTTGAATTTAAATTCATTAGTTTGTTCGTCTTTAACAATATTAACACATCCTAATAACTTAGCACGTTCAGCAAGAAGTGTTTCCGGACTTTTACTGTCATCATTAAAGAAAGGCATTTGTCTAACTTTATCAATAATAGCATAATTAACCAGAGCTTCTCTAAGTTCAGGATTATTAATCTGTTTAAGCTTAGCCATACAATAATTAATCTTATCTTTGAAAGCAGGATTCTCACTAATGAAGAGATCATGAAACATATTAACAGAGATCTCATTAGTAGAATACAATTGTTGTTGAAGAATAGGATAAGCACTATCTTCAATTTTCCAATTAGTATTAACAACTGACGGAAATATAGCTTCAATCATTGATTTATCACCAATTCTAAAAGGGGATTTAGGTTTATCAAGCTGAATTACTTTACCATCAGAATCCTTATTTTCAAGAAGATAATCATTAGCTTTAAGCAACCAATTATCAATGACTTCACTTTTATCAGTAATTACATTTACACTATAGTATTTATAGAGTAATTCATTGCGCATACTTTCAGGAATACCTGCATCTTTAGCATTCTGAATAAGAGTATTAACATTATGCTCAAGCATTGCAATAGATTCAAAGAGCTTATTACTTTCAGAAGTCTTAGGACCAGCACCTTTCTTTTCAGTAGTAAGACATCCTTGTGCACGTTTCATAGCATTTACAGCTTTATCAACGTACATATAGTAATCTAAAACTTCAAGTTGTCGATTAAGATAATTAGCATAAGCTTCAAAATCTTCAACTGTATGTTTATAGTTTTGACCTTCTTTAAATAGAGAATCAAGTTCAGTAATAGTTTTAGCTTTATTCTGAATCTTACTATCTACTTCGTATGCAGTAACACCAACTTCATTTGCAAGAGCTTCAATAAATCTAGCCATAGCATGAATTTGTTTCATGTTTATTGTATGACCATGTTCGTGAGCTTTCGCAATCGCCATATTACTAAGATTTTCTTGTGCAAGATATTTACTAAGTTTAGTAATAACATCTTTAAGACCTACATTATCTTGTGTAGTTTCAAAATAACTTTTAGCAAAAGCTTTAAGACTATTACCTTTATCAGCAAGAAGTTTACTCATAGTAGCAACAGCGTCAATCATATAATCACTGCGTACATTATGGAAACTAATATTAGTAAAGTTATTAGAGTTTTCAATAGACTTAATTGAAATATTCGTAACAAAATCAGTAATGATTTGCTGAGATTCAATAAGAGCAGAATAGATATATCTATTAGTACCTTCAATTTTAGCATTGCCAGCATTAAGATTAGCATTCCAACTTATAGGAAATGAAGCAAGTAAAGCGGTATTACCAATAGTATATGTATTCATATTAAACCAAAGATTATCTTTAACAGCATCAAGAATATGAGATGTTAATTCAGAACGCTGTGCAGATATAGGCTCACCATTTATATCAGTCCAAGTACCATAATCATTATTATAAAGAGAACGACACCAAACTGTAACGCTATTAGAAGCTACATCTACTTGAACACTATGTTCACCATTAGATAATCTTTCATCTTTAAAGCATTTAAGAATCTGTTTTTTAGCCCATTCAGCTTTATTAGGAATATCTTCATTATAACCTTTAATATCACTGAAATTAAGTCTAATAGGAATAGCAAATTCATCAGACAACATAGTCTGTGTAAATCCCATTATAGATAGAGCATTATCCGCTGCAATGGATTGACCTTTAAGAACTGCAATATTATTATTAATATTACGAATCTTAATCTGATCAATAAGAAAATGCTGATTCATCATAGAGTTATCATAACCAGCAATTCTATTTATATAAGCAGCAGCAGCTTTACTATGATCAAACTCATTGGGTTTCTCTTTATTAAGAGTATTCTTAATATCAGAGTGAATACCAATCCAAGTATCAATTATAGCATTATCCTTAGCAGCTCTAGGCATACGACGATATTCATTAAGACTATTCCATTTTGGAGTAACAGTTTCTTTAATGAATTTCTCGTATTTAGCATCATAATCACTCTTAGCTTTTTTAAGTTTAGAGTAAATACTAGCTTTAGTATCATATAATGCTTTAAGTTCTGCATCAGATATAGCCGGATTCATATTTGCAGCATTATAAGCTTCAATCTCGGCAGACTTTAATTCCATAGCTTTAGCAAGCGCATTACGCTCGGATACGTTCTTTGAATAGAAGCGTTGTTGCTGTAGATTCTTATATTCTTGCTTTAAGCGTCTTATAACAGAATCATCAATACTAGCTTGTGCATTGATTTTAGCATTAATATCTGCAAGTTCATTAATCAATGGAATCTTTTCTTTCAGATATGCGTTTTTAAGTGCATCTTTAGTTTTACTAAAGTAAACATCAGAAACGTATTCCAAAGATTGACGTTTATAAGTATCACTATCATTTTTAGTATATTCAACATATTGTCCATCAATAACGTCAAATTCTTTCATAGATAAGTAGATACTATCAATATCGTAGTCCCAACCAGTACGAGTAACAAGATGTTCAGGAACTATAGCTTGACTAGCACCATTATTCAGAACTCCTACAACTTTAGCAACGAACATAGATTGATGACCCTCAGTAGGAATACGAATACCAAACATCGTTCTAAGATTCTCTGGAACACTATTCAAATCAAGATTACCATTAGCATCTAATTTAAATCGAGAATCCCAATTATTAAGTATAATCTCAGCAGGATGAAAGACTTTAGTACCATCAGCTTTAGTTTCCCAATATTCACTTTGAAGTTTAAAGTCAGCATTTTTCTTAATTATAGGCGTACCGTTAGCATCTCTTTTAATCGTGCCATCTTCATTAAGTTCAGCCCGAGATTGCCAATAATCATCAGAGAACTTAATTTGACCTTCAAGATACATACGTTGAACATTAGCTTGAGTCCCTTTAATAATCCCTTTTTTGTCCAACGTAACAGCAGCGGGTTGTAAGAAAGTATCAGGTTGAATAGTAACGTGAGCACCTTTAAGTTTAAGATTAGTAACACGACGTGTAATACGAGCTAATAGAACTGATTCAATACGACTCTTAATCGTAGGATGATAAAAAGGTATAAAAGGTTTACCATTAACAACAACAGTAGCTTTTATGAAATTTCTATCAATTTCAGTTTCATTAAAATATCTACGAAGATCTGCAAGAACTAAATCAAGATCAACACCGATAACATTTCTGAGACCACCGTCAGTTTCAATTGAAGTATATTTAATATTACCGTCATTAGTAATAGCACCCCAATCAGCCAACAAACGATACATTTCATCATTTGCGTTAGCAGAAAGTAACATCTGATAATATTCAAAAGCTCCTGAACCATCATAAGAATAATCTCCAGTTTTACCTTTACGAACAGTACCACCTATAGTATAATCTCCATTAAACACAAGGTTATCAAGAATACGCTTTTGAAGCTGAGTACCAATCTTATTCTCTTCATCCATAAGATGTGAAGGAACTTGTTGTTGAATATAGAGGTTACTATGACTAAGAGTTTGTTTAAAATCTTCAACACCTTTAGGATAACCTTTTAATTCAAGACGTTTGGTAGCTTCATTATACTGAATATTAAGAGTAGCTTTTGTACCATTAGTATAAGTGTATTTACCATTTGCATCTAAAATAGGAAAACCTTTAGAATCAACTGCAATATCTCTAGATATATCAAAGAGTTGAACTTTAGGCATACCACCAACTTTATGACCAGATTCAAAGTTAATAGAATCAATACCTTCTTGTTTCATCCAATCATAAAGAGTTTCATAACCAGTACCTTTGTACATACGTTTAAATATAACAAGGGTACTATTCTTATCTTGATGCGAAAACACAATATCAGTATTAAATCTATTATTAAGCGTAGACTTACCACGTTTATAGAAGTAATACTTTAACTGTTCAACAATACGTGCATAATCACTAGGACTAATAGGTGTATCCTCATCAGCAACAATATCAGCTAAAGTTCTACCAGAAGGTAAAGTAAAACTATCATAATCACCCATAGCTTTGAAACGTCTAATACACTCATCTTGTGTAATAACATTGAAAGCATCGGCAGTTGTAATAGTCTTAGAACCAAAGCGTCTATTAAGTTCATCAGAAGTTGCTTTATCATTTGCAAATGGTTCAAGCATCTTCTGTAACATATTGTCTTTAAGATTAACATCAGATACAACAATCTGTGTATATGTAGTATTAGAACGAGTAGTAGAACCCGGTCTTACACCTTGAGATGCACGCTTAGCCCAATCAAGAGCATTCTTAAATTCAAAAGTATAACCAGTGAATATCTCTTGAATAGCTATATCAGCAACATAATGATTACAAAGAAGATTAGAAACAACATAACCCCAATAACGATCATTTTTATAATCTTCAGGAAGCGTTTCATTAAGAGCTTTAAGTTGATTCTTATATGTAAGAGTCGATTGAATATTATCTCTAACAGGAGCTAGATAATCAAAAGCATCTTGAAGATGACTATTGATTCTATCAACAAACATTCGCATATAAGCATTATCAATAACATCGCCATAAGCAGTATTGAAATCTTCACCACAAATCATGAACGGTTCGAATTTACCGAATGAACTTGCGGCATTAGGATGAAGCTCATTAAAAGCATCTTCAATATAATCTATAATGCTTCTTACAGTAGTATTACCGTTAGCATCAGTATATCTAAAATTAAGATTACCAAATTTAAAGATATTACCTGTAGGCTTACCATTTTTAAGAAGAGCTTTACCATCCCAAAATATAGGAGCTTGAAGACCTTCAAATATATCTTTATCAAAAGCACAACTTTCATAGAAAGCTCTAAAGGCAGCTTCTGCATTACCATTATGATCACTAATCATTCTACTACGTTCATCTGAATCTAAAGAATTAAATTCTTGACGAACATCATCTTCAGGTCTAAGATATTCTTTCTTAATAGAAAGAGTTTGAGTATTAGCATCATAATCAAATAACAGACGTCTAGCTTCAAGCATCATTTCCATTTCAGTACGGAAAGTATCTTTCACACGTTGAAATAGATAATTAGATTCAAGATCGTTAGTACGAGCTATTCGATAATTAACGAAAGTACCATCAGTATTTATAAGTTTAAACGGAAGACTTCTTTTAGTAGCATTAGGTTCAGTGAGAGTATTTCCAGTTACAAACTCATATATACGAGAAGCATCAGCAGAAGGTAATGAATAACGACCTTGGAATTGACGAAGAATAACATCACGTGTCCAAATGTAATCGTGCATATCAACATAAGGAATTCCAATACCTTGATCACGATTAGACATACCATTAAATCGAGCATATTGAAAAGCTTTAACAGCTTCAACATTAACAGGATTTACAGCATCAAGAATACGATAACCATTTTCGTCAAGTATAGCATTATCATTTTCATCTTTTCTAAAATTAAAGAAACCCTTACCATCACCGCCCATACCATTACCAAGATTCCAAATAAGAGGATGATATTTAGTACCTTTAGATTTTAAGAAATCATTGAAACGATATTTCATAAGTTCTACATTAACTTCACCGATACGATTAACAATACCTTGAAGCATTGACGTAATATGATTATAGAACTCAGGAGTATATTCTTGTTCACCTTGAACATTGATATAAGATAAATCAACTTTAATAGCCGGATCACAACCACCCACAGTTGCAAGAATATTAATACGACCACGCATATCATCTACAACAGAATCAATTTCATCTCCTGCTTTGAAACCTTCATAAAACAATCTTTTTATTCTACGTGATTGACGATCTTTAGCTTTTTCACTTTGTTTATCAGTAACATTAGCTTTAATTTGATTAAGAATCTTATCAAATACATCGTCAATATTAACAAGTTCAGTCTCAATTTTCTGATATACAAGTTTATTAACTTTATTATCATCATTTCCGTCATGATATAAAGCTTTAATTACATCAAAAGGAACACTAAATTTAATAGATAAATAATTAAATATAGTATTAGGAGACCAATTAATACCAACATTGTTAGATTTATACAGTAAAGTATTTACTTTATCAGTAATAGATTTACCGGTTTTATATATAGCATTGATATCATACTGAACAGCAGCACGACTACCAATATGTTGAAATTTATCACTAAGAATATTACGATATTGATTGTAAATATTAGTAGTAGCAAACGATTGACGATTACTCTCTTTAACAGAATAAGCAAGATTATAATCATTTTCTGACATATTGTAACTCATAGTTTCACTTTGAGTAACAACAGTTGTAGCCATATCAACAGATGCCATGTACATATTGTAGAATATTTCTTTGCGTTCAATAGTACTAGCATCATCATTTGGAAGAATCTCAATTTGATCAATAATAGGTTGAAGCTGACCATTATAAACAGATTCAGAAGTAACTTTAAGACTATTTATAAGCTCTTCTTTATTAGCTGTATAACGAGTAGCATCAATCAAAGAGTTCCAAAGAACACTAATATCAAATGGCATTGCTAAACCATATTTATTATAATATGAAGCAGTACCATTAAATTGAGAATCTTCAAGTGTAGCAAACAGATTACTTTGATTATTATAAATCATTTCTGTAAGCATACGTTTAAATCGAGAAGAAGCAGTATTCTTACGATCAACTTTAAATTGAAGAGACCTATTCCAAGACTTATTGATATTTTGCTCATCAGTCATAGAAGCACCATTGATCTCTCCCATAGTCATGTAGTCTTCAACATCGAAATCATTAATATCAGCCATAAATTCGGTTTTATAATAATTAATGAAACTCTGCCAAATACCTTGATCATCGAGATTATCAAGTTGATCTGCAAGTTTAAGAAGATTATTCATCTTACTTTCATAACTGATAAGAAGAGGATCGTTATCTATAATTTCATCAGCAACTCCAGCAGCTTCAAGTTCATCAAGACGATTATTATATTGAGCAGCAAATCCTAAATAACCAACATCAGGGTTATCGTTTTGAGCATACTGACGTAATACAGTAGCAATTAAAGAACGAATTGTAACACCATTCTTAAAATCTTTATAAGTAAGATTCTTGAATTGAGGTTCAAGTCTAAAAGCAATAGCAGCAAAGATACGATTCAAATACATTTGCTCACTATCAGCAATAAAAGGATAATCATTATCATATAGAACTTGTGCTTTCTTAGCAGGTGTATGAGTATGAAATGACTTTATTTCCGGCTCTCCTTGCTCATTTAATGGTATGGTAATACTTTTAGTCAAGCGTTCTATATTATTGCCATAGACGCTCTGAAAAGTGGCAAATTGAGCGTCTGTCAGTCCTGCATTTTGGACAGCACGAAGCAAAACCCAATCTCCATACTCGGATACAAAAGAAGCAGATTTTAGAGCTTCATAATTAGCTTTAGCAACAGCACGTGCTTTAATAGGATTATTAGGATAGAGCTTTTTAGCCCTATCCCATAAATCTTGAAAACACTTACTATCAGTATAGCTATCACCAACTTTAATCTGAGGGATAATATTACAATCTAAACCCATAATAGAAGTTTTATACGTTTAACAAATACGTTTATTAGTTTCATCTAAGTTACTATTTTTATTCAAATTATCATTCAAATCTGATAAATATTTAGCACCAACATCCACTAATACTTTTAAATATTTAGTATTCATAGTATTACTATTAAAATCACCATTGTTATCTGTAGCAGATTCAATTTGATTTGCATTAAAAACAACTATTTCATAACTATCTGCTACATCATTCTGATTCATTATATAACCATCAGCTGTATTTAAATTTCCAAATCTTGTACTACTAGCGTTAATATTATTATAATATTTAGAAACTTTAGATTCAATTTCAGCATCAGTTGAATTATCTGTAAGACCTAATCTTTCAAATAAATTACTTTTAGAATTAAACCTTTGAGCTTTTAGATGTTTAACAGATTCAGCTATGCGTTTATTAACATATTTAGCATTTTCAGAAATTAAATCTTCAATAGATTTACCTCTATTCAAATTATGCTCTTGATTACCAGTATAAGGCTCTTTAATATTTAAATAAAAAGCCTTAATTGAACCATATCTGCTAGCTATATTAGGATTAGGAGTAAAATAAAAACCTCTACCTCTATCACCATTATCAGTTTTACCAAAATGTGTAATATCAAAAGTATCAAAAGATTCTTCTGAACCATGATAAACAACTAAAGGTTCACCGTTAATATCAATAACTTTAGAAGCTTCATTAGGATTATTAATCCAATCTCCAAACCAATTTATAAAAGCTTTAGTTCTAACTTTAACATATTGATCTTCAGTAAGATTACTAGGTTTACCATTAGGAGCTAGCAATCTACCTTTAGAATCTCTAAGAGCATTAGATAATATAGAAGCTTCCTCAGATGTTAATACTTTAGAAGCTTTAATATTACTATCGGAACTAGTACCAAGTCTAGCCCTACGACGAGGAGTAGTTTGCGTAGGAGATTCAGCTGTAGCATTTGCATCACCATTCGCAGCTGTATTAACAGCATTTTGAACTTCTGTAGTCGTAGATTCAACAGTAGATGTAGCAGACGTTCCGCTCCCTTCCACAGCTCTTTCTCTACCGGGGGCTGAAGAGTTCGTCCGAATACCATAAGTAATACCATCAGGTTCCATATCTCTAAAGTCTTTATTATAGATTCTATTAAGAACATCATTAAAACGTTCCATAAGAGAATCAGTTTTAACTTCAGTATCTTTGAAACCAAAGATCTTCTCAAATATATTAAGAAGAATTCTTTTAAACTTCTCCCAAAACGTAGGAGTTTCAAGATTCTCAGAACCTTCAACACGTTCAGTAGTAGAATGAAGTTCATTGAGAAGTCTAAAGATACGAGGATCAGTTAGAGAATAAGTTACAATTTCAGAGATAGCATCTTTACCATTAATAACATTCTTAGCACCTTTAGCACGATCTTTAAGTTTAGTATCAATAGATTCAGATATACTAGAGATTTCTTGACTAATAATTTCAATAAATCTATTAGCAATACCTTTATCACTAAGCATATCCTTTAAGAATCTCTCACGATCATTTAAATCAGTTTTACCTGTAAGTTCAGCACGAGTATTTATAACAGCTTGATTAAAATCAGCAAACCACTCTTGCCACTCTTTATTATTATAATCAATAAGAGCTTCACGTTTAGCAAGTAATTCAGGGTTATTAATATCTCGATGAGTAGCATTAAAGAATTTCATAATATAAGTATGAATCATCTCATGAGCTAAAGTACGAGTTAAATAACCTTGATGTTCCTTACGATTAGCATGATCATAATTGTAATTAATATCAATCCTGAATTGATTACAATAAAAACCATCATCAGCAATCTTAACAGGATCAGTATAACCTTCGCTTTCAATATTAATCTTAGCTTCACTTACATTATGCTTAATATAAACTGGATTAATACCAGCTTCATATTCAAGTATATTAGCAAGTTTAGAGATACTAGACCAATCCTCTTTATAACGATCAGCATCTTGAACTGTTTTAAGTAATTCAACGGGATCATAAAAACGTTGAGGAACATCAGTTTCAGTATCGAATGCTTTTGTTGCAATAGAAAACTTAATAGGAGCGTTTCCGGCAATAGTAACATTACTTATAACAGTTCCATATCTATCTTTAACTGAAGCTACATCTGAATATCTAGCATTAGTTGCCATATAATAGTCATATATATCTTCATAACGTTCGCCTGTAACTGGATCTGTATATCCAGTAGTATAAGAACTACCAGTAGAATCTTTAGCTACAGCAATTCCATCTTTAAGACCGAATTGACGAACTAGATTAGGAATTATACTATTAAGTTTATTATTAAACTTTTGAACATCAGCAGGAGTATCTAAGTAATAAACAGTATGTGGATAACTAGGATGATTTAAAGCACCATTATAGTTAGCAACATCAAGTTTATTACTAGAAGTATAATGAATAACAGCGTCACGTCCATCAATAGTAGTTTGAATAAACTTATGATAAGCTTCTTTACCTTTACCATCACCAAGAACAGCTTTGAGCATTACATAACGTTTACTACCATCACCATTGTTACCAGATTGAAAATAAATATCATCTTGAACGGCACTACTACGTTCATTACATATAATAATATTTTGAAGTCTATTAGAAATATCAAGTCTAGCTTCGGTTATATTACCAGTATTAAGAGCAAGAATTTCTTTAATAGCATCACCAATATATTTTGTATATTTACTTAATTTACTAATACGAGCTTCTTCTGTTTCATCAGTGATAGAACCCATAATAGTATTAGGATATATAGGGAATACAGTATTAAGTGAATCAGTTTGAGGTATAACAACAACTTCATGACGTCTATTACCAATAAAAGTATCAGCTACATGAGGTGTTGCAAACTTATCTATATTCTGAACAATACCACCAGTTTTAGGATCTTTACCAACACCATTCTCATCAATAGCTAGTATTTGAACTCTAGGTTTACCTTTAGAATCAAGAACATCTTTAGTAGGCTTAATAGAATCTAATAAAGAATTACGATGATGCATAATAGGTAATCCATGTTTAGCTTCATGATCTTCGTTGCGAGCTTCATCATTAATTAGTATTCTACCAGCACTAATATGACTTATTCTAAAAGTATTAGAACCTGTAAAGCGAATATCATTACGAATAGCTTGATTATTACGGAAGATCATTTCATGACGATTAACAGCGTCATTGAAATGTTTCGTAATAGCCGTAGCATTCATAATACTATCCATATTTGAATGATTAATTCTAGAAGCAGGAAATAAATCAGTACAAATTTGATATATTTGATTAAATGAAAGAGCTACATTATCAATAGAAATTTCACCGTCAGTATCACCTGTATATTCAGAATCAACAACTCCAATCATTGTCTGACTATTCATAATATCTTTAATCTGCTTAGATGTAAGATTAGAATACACAAGTTCTTTAAGTGTATCCATTAGCTTCTTAAAGCGATCTTTTCTAAACTGATCAAAGATAATATCAATGTTACGTTCAGAGTTCTCTCTATCTTTAGCAGATATATTATTACGAGGATTAAAAGCAATATCGTAATGATACATGAATCTAAATAGCTCTCTTTGATATTCAGCAAAGGTTTTAGCCATATCATCAGTAAATGCAAATTTACGTGGATAATACACACCATTCGCACCTTGAATTGTATACGCTATACCATTTGTAATAGTTTCGAGTTTAGGAATAGAACCTAATTTATACTCTTTACCATTACGATTCATTACAACATCATAAGAAGCTCTATTAGGATTCTCTTCTAAATCAGTTTGAACTACAGTAACCTCATCACCTTCTTTAATACCATCAAGTAACTCATAAATACCTAAGTTAGTAGCAATACTATTACCTAGAATATTCTCTGGAGCACCGTTAGGACTAAAGTTAATATCAAGACCTTCGTGATATGTTCTACCTTTAATCTCAGGTGTACGATTAATAAAATCAAGAACTTGAGCTTCTGTTAGAGGTAGACCATTAGTAGGAGCAACATCTATAAGATCATAGAAGAAAGCATAATTATTATAAAGCTCTTTATAAGTAGCATCTTTAGTTACTGCAAATCTAGCACTATAATAATCACGTCTATTCTTAAATTCATTATGAAGATAATTAGTGATATTCATAATAGACATGATTTCAGGTATGAGTTCTTTGTAGTTATCACCACGATATTCACGCATACCATTAACAAGATCATAATAGTTAATCTTATTAATTCTAAAACCACTTCTATCACTAATAAAAGCAACAAGTGTACCAAAGAGATTAAGATTATCAACAAAGATACCACCTAAGTCTTGAGCAATCATAGCAAATTTGTTATGAAGAGTTTCATCAAGACGTATTGCAATTTCATTAGAATTATAATCTGTAGATTGAGTAAGAACTTGTGCAAACTTAGCAACAAGATCAGATTCATAAACAGTATTCAGAGCATCTGTAAGAGATTGGATATCTGATAACCATTTAGATTCATCTTTATATAAACTCTTAAGATTATTAAGAGCATTGATAGCATTACGACAGTTTTCAGCAGTATTCAATCGAATTGAATTTCCCCCTTCATCGATATTAATACTAACAGCAGCTGCGACTTTCTTAGCAGTTTCAATAATCTTAGTTTCAACACCAGTAAGTTTAGCGTCTGTAAAGTACTTATTCATTAGAGCTTTAATATAAGCATCAGAAGCATACTTACTACCAACTTTAGTGTTTCTAAGCAGCTTCGGAATAAGCACTAAGGCGTTTATCAAATCCGTGTCGAATAGTGCCAAATTTACCCCCTCTTGGTTCATTAGAGACGTTAAAAATTCAAGCATGGATTTAGTATCAATACCCTCTATTTTGAAGTCTATAAGGGGCTGATTTGAAGCCGTTACAAACTCGATTGGCGCATCATCGATATTAGTAGAACTTTCATCACTTACAAATTCAGTAGTAATACCATTAGCACTAGAAACAGTCTCTGTAATCTCAGTTTTAAGAGTAATAGTTTCATCAGTGGAACTCTGTTGAGCTTTGTAGTCCCCGGTAGGAGGCAAGGACTGGTCAGGAGCGGAGCTTTGTGTTTGTCTAGCAATGAGAATATAATCATCGTTAGGAGTTGCCATATTAGCGGGAGTAAGCACATAACGATTAAGTTGATTCTCAAAACCTTCAATAATAATACCAACATCTTTACGAGGATTCGGAGTATTAAGCACTCTATATTCAATACCACCAATAGATACATATAAAGCATATTTAGAATTCTTACGACCTAAATTATCTTCTATAGTATTATTGATAATATCAAATTTAGTTTGCATACTCTTAGCTTCCTGCATAATTTTGTTAGTAAGAGCATTAATATCACTCTTTGTAGTCTCACTTAAACCGAAGTGAACATCAGCTAAGAAACTAGGCAGAGGTCTACCACTTTGTTCAAGAACTTGAGCAGTATAACGACTAAGATGCCACAAATAACTATTAAGTTCAGCACTAAGATCACCGTTATTTATGCTAGGTGCATATTCAACTTCTGTTTTAGTAACAGCGTCAATCCAATTGAATCTACGACCAAAGAATATATTATCGAATATAGAGTATTTAGCAGCAATACGAGTAACAATCCATTTAAGATTTGTAGTCGTAAGAGTATCAAATGAATTATCTAAAGCTCTATTAGTAGCATCATTGAATTCTTTAATTTCTTCAAGAAACATTGCATCTTTAGAAGTAAGAGATTTGCTTTTACGTCTATTCTCAATAACGTTAGCAAGAGGTGAATATGTAACTTGAGATTCAGATATAAGTGCATTATAGAGACTAGAAGCTTCATTGGATAAAGGTTTAATACCTTCAAATTCTCTATAAGATCTACCGAATGTACCACTACCTATCGGTGCAGCATTTGAATCTTCTTCTGTTGCAAGCGCATCACGTTCTTCTTGTTGTCTCGCTTGACGTTCTTGTTCTGCTTTGAGTGCAGCTTCTCTACGAGCATTAGCGGCTTTAGTGTCAGATTCTTGTTTTTGCAGTCTAGCAAGACGGGCATTATATACGGCTTTTCTTGTGTCTGAATCAGAGAACTTTGATTCATCTGCTTGTAAAGCTTCAGAAGTTTGATACGTATTAAGTTCATCAGTTAGATCTTTATCAGTAGAAGCTTTGATTTCATCTTCATATAATTTTATTTGATCTTTAATATCTTCAAATCCATTACCATTACGATAATAATCAAGTTCAGCATCAATAGTAGTTCTTCTATTTTCATAGAATCGTTTAGCTTCTTCCGGATTAGTAAGATTAGATAAAAGAGTTCTAGCTTGTTGAGCCGCCTCTTTATCATCTTTATTTAAATTAAGAGCTTCAATGTTTTTAGTCGCTGTATCTCGAATATTACTAATATCACTAAGAGTTTTATTGTAAGATTCAAGTTTACTATTAGCACCTTTAAGAGCTATTTTAAGACCTAATAATTGTTCAGCAGTAGCATCTTTAGGAGCATTAGTGATTGCATTTTCAAGTTCACTTATTTGTTTCTTAAGACTAGCAATCATTTTATCGTAAACACTTAATGCAGCTTTAGCATCTTCAAGAGTTGCATTATTTTCAGCATAAGTATTTATATCAGCTTTCTTAGCTATACGAATATTATCGTCTGTATATTTAGAATCAACATAATTACTAAGATACTCTTTAGATTCAGCAGCACGCTTTTGATATTCAGCAGGATTAGCTGTAATAGCTTCGAGTTCTAGTTCATTAAGTCTTTTTTGAGCTTCAAGAGTAGCAATACGACGTTGATATTCATAGAGATTTTTGTCGGTAGTACCATTGACTGCATCGAAATGTTTATTGTAAATATCTTCAACAGCTTCAATCTTATTAAGAGTCTGTTCAAAGTAATCAGCATTTGCAAGTAAAGATTCACCTTTATCAAGTGCAATTTGTTCTTCGGCACTAATAGCTTCACCTCTATCTTTTCTATATTTAATAGATTGAATTTCTTTAAGAGAAGCACTCATATTTCTAAGCATCTCTTTATAGAACTCAAGTGAACCATCAAGACTATTAGCTGCAACTTGATTAAGAATAGCTTCTTGTTCTTTCAGTTTAGCACCAACAATATCACCTTCTGCAAGAGATTCAACAATACCATCAAGACCTGAACGCATAGCTTCTGTAGCACGTTCAATACCTTTAAGATATTCATGTTCTCTTTCAATACCACGTTTATTGATCTTAGTTTCAATAAATGGCATTATTGCTTGCATACCGGCACCACCTAAAAGACCTCCAATACCTTCAGTCCAAATATCAGGATCTTTAAGATAACTACTAACTCTCATGCTAAAATCAGTAAGAGCGTCAGTATCAGAAAGTAAACCAAAATCTTTACGAGCTGCATGAGTACCTTCTTGCATCGCAATACTCATAGTCATTTCATCTGCCATTTCAGCAAGAGAACCTCCAGCAAAACCTCCAATAGCTCTAAGAATTTGACCTTTATCAGCATTGGGTATAGCATTTAATGTACGAACTATAGCAAATTTATCACCAGTTGCCATAGCTTTACGAATGTTATCTCTAGTAGCTTTAGTAAGAGTTTTAGCAGTACCTAAGATATTCATCCATTCAACTACGTCATAAGCTATATTAGACATAGATCTCCAATAACCTTTAGAAGCTGCATTATCTGCATATCTATCAGCAATACTTTCAATATTAGTATCATTTAGAGGAACTTCTTCTAATCCCGGAGCTTTAAGAATAGCATTACCATTTTCATCACGTTCAACATAGTTCTTATAATTATTAAGAAACCATTCACGTTCTTGTTCATAAGTACCATAAGCTTCACGAGATGAATCTAGAATACGTCCTATAACAGCAGAACCATAAATATCTGCTATTTTATTAGCTCTGTTTAGAGCTTTAGCTTTTTGTAGTTTTGTACCCAACTTAAATAAATCTTTAATATATTTAGATTTACTTCCTAAATTAACAGCACTTCTAAAAGCTTTACCTAATAATAACGAAGCTCCACGAGCTGGAAGCATTATACTAGCAGCACTACCTAGTATAGAGGGAACTATAGACGCCCAATAACCACCTCCACTCATACGATCTAACAAACTACCATGTTGAGCTTGTTCAGTCATATAAATAGGAAATGCTTCTCTAGTACCTTCATTAATGGAATTACCTAGTCTTTCTAAAAAATTACGAGTATAAGCTTCATCACTATCTATGAGTTTAGAGGGAAGTGCAAGTATAGAACCTGCACTTTCAATTGTACCACCAATTATTTCTCCAACAGTTTGAACAAGAGAGTTACCAATACGATCCCAAGTAGATTGATTTCTAGCTCTAGCTTCAATATAAGCATTAACATTACCGGGAACTATATTTTGACTATTTCCAGAATGTTTTCTTAAATTGAGTAGTAATTTATTATCTATACTATAAGCATTAGGATTAAAAGAAGATCTTTTATACTTATCTTTAGGGGCATAAGTAGATTTTCTTTGTATGCTTTCTAATTTATCAAAATCAATAGGCATAATATCAATAATTAAAATTAGCTGTAGACATATTAGCATTAAACTTAGTAAGATTATCTAATTGTTCTTTAGTTAATCTATAAGCATCTTTATAATCTAATATAGATGATATAACGCTTAATCTACGTTGTGTATTATTAATAAAGTCTTCAGAATTATCACTTATAAATTTATCTGTAAGCTCAAATGAATTTGTTGTACTATCATACGTATCAATTTGAGTAGTAAAATTATTATTTGAATCTTTACTAAATGTAATTCTAAAATTATTATGATATATAATTTTATCTACATTTGTTATAGGATTTTTAACAAAAGCATTTAATAACGACTTAACATTATTATAATATCTTCCATTATATTCAACAATATTATATGCAGAAGCATCATTCATTTGAATAGCATTGGAAGGATCTGGACCAAAAGTTAAACTTCCACCATGATGTGTAGACATAGCATCAAATATAAATTTTGTATCAGCATTAGGTCTATCAGCCATATCGAATGCAGAAGTCATACGCATAGCTAATTCAAATTCATCTATAGTATTCTGATCAGCATCATTATTCGCAACAATAGTGAGTTTCTGTCTAACATTATTAAAACCTTGAACATTCTTTATAAGATTAAGTGCTTTACGACCATCACTCAATTCCATAAGTTCATAAGTAATATCTGATTTAGAATATTTAGGGTTCTTATCTGTACCTTTATCTTCAGTATATAAGAATTTCCTAAGAGATTCATTATTCAAATCTATAGGAACACCAACGGATTCAGCATCTAACTCTAAATCATCACCATCTAGCAATTGATTATCAATAATAGTAAATGCTTCAGGATGATTTTCAATTTTATAAGCTATATTATTTCTAACAGTACTTACAATACCTGTTTCTGTAGGTTTGGATATACCAATAACAACTCCAGGATTAGACTGAATCATATTAGTTTCATTACCATAGTTTTCAATCAGATTACCCATTAGAATAGAAGTTAATCCAGTACTAATATCCCCAAATGTTTTAGATATATTATCTGCAAACTCTTTTACATAAGGATTAGTTTTGCTACTATTTTTTATAAACTCTGTGGCTTTCTTAATACCTTCCTCTGGAGTATCTGAATTACTTAATATATAACTTATATCTTTTATATGAAGATATTCATTTATATTTTTCTGAGTTTTATCATTTGCATTAAATTTAACACCATCTCTAAGATTAACGCCTGTACCTTTAATAGGATTTCCATTTTCATCTAAGTCAGAAGTTTCTTCATTGATAACATTAGTTAAACTTCCAAAAATTCCAACACGATTAAATACATCATAATATTCTTTAATACTCTTTTGAAGTGCTAAGCTTAAATTTGCTTTATCTTCTTTATTTGTTGGAATACCACCTTTATAAGCATCATATTCAGAAAGAGTGTTATTGATTATACTTTGAGATTCTTGAACTCTAAGGTTAAGAGCTTTTAATTTATCTTCATCTTCTTTAGTTATATTTTCTCCATTAGTAGACTTTTTAGCTAAATAGTTATTAAATCTTTCTAATTCAGATATATTTCTTGAATGTTGAGAAGTTTGATTAAGTAATCTTGCTTTACGATTTGCTTCTAGTTCAGAAGTCACACTAGGAAGATTAACCATTGTTCCAACTAAACCATCTCTTTCTCTAGTAAGTATTTTAGAAGTATCTTCAGACTTTTCTAGTTGCTTATTAAATAGACTTTCAAAGAATTTATTATCTACATCAAGTTTCTCTTTAGTATATCTCATAGGCAATAAATAAGTAGCCACATTAGATATTTCAGAATCTATATAATTAGCTTTATAAAAATTAGATAATCTAGCTTCATAATCAGATTCAGTTTCATTAGGATTTTGATTTAAAAAACTATAATTTCTATCTATTAATTCTTTTATATAAATACTATTAGGATTGTTTATAGCATTAAGCAATACAATCTTTTCATTACTATTAGCATTTTTATATTCAGGAGAATTTATTACTAAAGTTTTTAAAATATTAGAATCAGTAAAAGCTGTAGAATATATATTGTCTTTTACAGCATTACTAGGTGTAATACCTTTTTGTTCTAGAGCAAATAGATTTAATTCTGCTTCTTTTAATAAAGCATTTTTAAATTTACTATTGTTAGATACAATGGCTTTAGCAACATTTATTAATCTATCATCTCCTATACCTTCGATAGTTTTAGTAAAACTTTGAAATCCATGAAGAGTAGGATTAGATAAAGTTTTTAGAGTAGATTTAGTAATAGCATCAATTGTAGGATTATTCATTAAATCTATAGCTTGTTTACGGAATTGTTCACTATAAATAACTTTTTCATCAGATTTCATAGCTTTAAAGTATTCAAGCATTTCTTTACGTAAAGCTTCTCTATCATGACCTGAACCAAGAGCCGTACCAAAAGCACTAATAGATTGTTTACCATTACCTCCTAAACTACCTCCTGCATCATTAAACCGTTTAAGAATCATAGCTCTATTTAATGCTTTATATTCTTCTGAAGCATCAGATTGTTCATTAGCTTGCATCATAGCATCAAATTGAGTTTTATTACCAAGAATAGTTTTAACTCCTTCATCAGTTAAAAATCTACGAGCACCATCGCTAACAGCTGTATCAGCAAAGAACCATCCTCCATCTTCATCAACTTTAGTTTTAATGTGTTCTTGAGTTTCATTAATTTTACCTGCAAGAGCTTCTTCATCTGCACCTTGAATCGCATTATATTCAGACATCTTAATAGCCATTTCATTATATGCGTTTTCATTACGAATAGCACGTTCTTGCAGATTATCAGCAGTAGCTGTAAAAGCTTGTCCAAAAGAACGCAAAGAACTTAAATCTAATTGTTTTGCATCAGGTATTGAAACATATGTAAGATCTGCATATTTTAATCTAATTGCCATAATATAAATATTTATATAAACAATAATACCCTCTATTGAATTAACAATAGAGGGTGTAATTATTATCTCAATTCATTTAACAATAACATAATGATTTATATTATTTTAAATTCAAATACCTTTATATCTATTTTTACTAATAGATGTTTTATTTTTTGTTGTAAGATTGGTATTTGTATTTAATCTTTTACGATAAGAAATAATAGCTTTTAGACCATTGCTTCCTAATAAATTTTTTAGAGTTTCATCATCAAAATGTTGAGCAACAAAAGATAAAGAATTTTGATCTTTAATTACATTAGAAAGCATTTCATTTTGAAGATTTTCTCTATCAAATTTAAGTTGTTGAGTAGAATTAATAGCACTACCAATTTTAGAAATCATATTAGATAAAATAGCACTATTCTGACTTCTTTTTTGAATAATTTCCATTTGATGACTAAATTTATTAGCTTCATTCTCAGCTCTAATTTGACTATTTCTAGCAGCAATTTCAGCGTTAGCTATACGAGAACGATTACGAAGCTCAACTTCTTTATTATGTTCATCTTGTTTAACTCTACTACGCATACGAGAACCTTGAGTTCTAGCAAGCAATATAGACTGACGAGCAACTTGAGAATTAGAACTATTACTTGTAATATATTTTTCAAGACTACGAACAGTATTATTAATATCTCCAATTTCAGCGTCAGTATTTATATCAGTTTCTAGTTCTACACGATCCATAAGAGGAATTTCAGGAACTCGCATACTTTCCATACGATCAATTAAACCTTTATTAGTTATAAATTGACTTATACCACCAATAAGATTACCACCAACTTCAGAAACAAATCCCGGACTTATAAAACCACCACCAGCATATTTGCGAGTTTTACCACCACAACGCAAACCTTGTTGAATAGTAGTTAAAGGATTTTGAATTTGAGTTTTATCATTAGATGTAAAAGTTACTTCTTGTCCCGTAGTAGAACCCAGACTATTATTCCGTTGAATATCATAAATAGGAACAAGGCTATTAACAATTTGACCACCATCATAATATCTTCTAATTTTACCGCCACAACGTGCTTCAATAGGTTCAGCTTCCATACCAGATTCAGCTTTTATACTTTCTTGAAGATTATAGAGTTGTGCAAGTTCATTTTGAATTGCAGCAATTTGTGCATTAGTTCTTTGAAGATCAGCATTAGCTTTCTCAGCGTTACGACCATTAGTATTACGATCAATTGCATACGTACTACGGTCAGTTAGAGAAAGCATTCTACCAAGCATCATAGATTTGACCGGAAGAGAACTTTCAAGATAACCTTTATGTTTCATAAGAGGCTTAGCAAGATCAGCAAATGTAGTTCCATTATACTTTAAAGTATCAGAGAATACATAAACATTATCTGCGTCAGTCATAAGAGCTTCACCACCTTCTACTTCTGCATTAGGTCCATAAGGAACACCACCTTGTTCATGAGAAGGACCATTAACTTCTGCGGTATTAGAAGATGTTTCTTCAATCATACCACCGTCAGCATAACGTTTGGCTTTACCACCGCAACGTTTACGTTTAAGTCTTCCACCACAACGAGCAGCAATTCTACCAAAAGCAGAACTAGGATCAACATCACCAAATGGAGTACCTTGAACAGTAGGTTGAACTAAGTCACTACCGAAGCTAGCATCATCTTGATAACCAGTAACACCTGTAATATTAGAATCACCATATATATCAAGAGCACCTTCTTGTTGAGCAGTGTTGGATAATTTAAGTTCATCTTGAAGAATACGTTCATTGCCTGCAACAATCTGACGTTGCCTATCAGCTTCTTCAGCAGCTTTTTTAGCCTTACGTTTCTTACGACGACCCCCAAACAGTCCAACAATACCACCAATAATAGCACCTGCTGCTATACCAAT